GTATTTTTACTATTCTATTGTGTATTACTTTTCTTTTTGCTTTATCATATACTACGATAGACCAAGGCCCTGCTTTACTTCCTTTACGAACACTCGTCATAATTTTAGACCACTTACCTTCATTTACTGATTCCATTGGATGACTTTTCATATATTTAACAAATTGTCTTGCTCCGTCAATATATCCTAATAATTCTTTTTTATCAACACCTTTAAAATGTCCACTCTTTAGTGCAAGATTTAGAAGAGCTCTTGTGGATTTACTTTTATTTCTCATTACTATTGCTTGTAATATATCTGCTTGGTCTGAAGTTAATATACCCATTCCAGCTTCATTTACGGATTCATTAAACCCATAAACATATCCACTCTTACTTAAAGTGTTTACGAACTTTGCTAAATCTTTTTTGTTTCTAAAAGTTTTGATATCAAAGAAATCACTACCATCTTTGTGTTTCTTTTTTCCATTATGATAAGAGATTGTATATTTTGCTGAACCAACTCTATCTTGTTGATAGTATCTTTTTTTACCTTCATTTACGGATTCAGGTATAATCCATTTCTTCTTTAATGCTTGAGCCCAAGTTTTCTTTGTATGAAATTCTTTTCTATTACCTGGTGCAACAAACATATAACTTGTTCCTGCTGGATCTTCAGGTATTCCACGATTACCGTGTGTAATTTTTTTCAATGTATATACTTTTCGTGGATCACTCTTATATCTAATCTTTTGTCCAACTTTAAGTTTCGGGTCTTTGACTGCTTCTTTTACGGATTCAACCTTTTTCTTTTTACCTAATTCCACTGCAATTCTTGCAACCTCTTTATAACTTTTATTCCATCCCATTTCTTTCATATGAACTGCCAATTGACCAAGTACATGACCATATCCGATTCCTGTACCTTTATGTTGTTTACTCCAATGTTTAATTCTACTAGCTAATGTATCATCAGTAAATTTAGCTTCTAACATAGTTATATTTTCTTTTTTTAATCTACTTTTTTCTGCTCTACCACGATTTTTAGATTCTGCTTCAAATCCTGCTATTCTACCACCTTTATGTGAAGCATCTTTACCATCACCATTACCATAAGTACCTTTTTTTCTATTATACTGATTTAACTCAGCTCTATATTTCTTTGCTTTGGTAGATGATTGAAATTTCTTGTATTCTGCTTTATAGTTACGTTCACTCATTATCGTAATCCCATAGCCCGTCTTTTTCTCATAGACTTCATTCTCTTTCTTCTAATCATAGCAGACTTTCCTCTTTTCTTAATAGCTGCTCTTTTCATAGCCCTTCTTTTTTTAACTCTTTGTGCACCCGAAACTCTTACGCATTGCTTTTTTGATGCGACATATCTTTTATTTTTTGGACAAATAACTCTGAGTTTGAGTTTTTTATTGCGAATAACTCTCTTTTTTCTGAATTCTTGTAAGTTATTCATTATTTCACTAACAAAAACATCAACCATTGTGTTGAATTCTTGTTCGTCATTAAGAATATCTTCAGTTACTTCATCAAACCAGCCATTTGCTATAGATTCCTTGACTATTCGGTGTAATACAGACATTACATTTCCGATAAAGCAAGTTTCAATTCAAGAACATATTCCTTATATAACCCCATTAAACGTACAGCTTTTTTCTTATCACCACTTTCATGTATATCTTTAATCATCATTTTCAAGTTTTTCTCAAGACTTGATACATCTTTTAAAGCTGAAGATTTTGCTCCTTCATACATAGGTGGTATATCATCTAATCTAAAATCTTTCCACGTTTCCCACATTTTATCTATTTTTGTTTTCGGCATAATTACATCTCTCTAATAATATCGTTAGCAATAGTTTCTACTTTACACCATTGTCCACATTCATTCGGATTTCTATCATCTACTCTATAATCTACACTTTCATTAAGTCTACCCTCGTTTGTTGGGTGTAAGAAAGCGCCTTGTGTAGATGGATTAGATACAAAATCAAATGCTATAAGTTCAAAATCAGGTTGTACTGCTACAGTTTGTTTACCTGGGTCTTCATCATCTTTTTCATCTATAGTTTCTACTGAACCCATACCTCTTGAAGAGATACCTAATTTAATACCTGATCTGAATAATTCTTTTAAAATGTTTCCTGCGGGCGTAGGTAGAACTTCTACCTTTCCTACTAAATCATCATTTTCCCACCACATTTCTCTTATATTATGAGAAACATTTGCTAAGTTGACTACCGAGCTTTCGGGATGGTCTAATTCACCCATTGCTCTACGTTCTTTTATAAATGATTGACCATATTTTTTTGCTTCCCTTACTAGAATTTCTTTAGGGTAGATTCTACCATTTTGATTTTCAGCATTTGCTCTCTGCAATACACCCTTAACCATTAATTTCCCATTATTGGATTTCATGGATTCAGTTATTGTCTCTGGCCTTACTTCAAATGGTAAGTAGTCTACTATAAGTTGTCTCATATTTATCTCACCTTATTAGCTTTTAACTTTAATAATTTCAGTTCTAACCTCTTCAAGCTCTTCTATTAGCTTGTCAACTTTTTCTAACGCTTCCACCTTACTAAAACTATTTCGTTTTCCCTGTTTCAGCGATTCTTCACAAAACTTTTTTGTTATAGTTATAATATCCAAAAGTTTGTAAATAAGTTGAAACCTAAAATGTTCCCATTTTGGCTTTTCTTTCAACTTCATAAAAAGTTAGTGTAATTGGCCGACTTTATTAGCTAATTTTACTAACCTTTCACTAATTTTTTTCATAGCAGAATGAGTTCGTTTCCAATAAGATGTAGAATCAACACCTAACTCGTTCTTTAACTTAATATTCATTTTAACTAATTTATCAAGCTCATTCAACTTATCACGAACTTCCATCATAGAACGACCAATCTTTTGTTTTGATGTTCTTGTTTTATCATTTCTATATTCGTGATATTTACCTTCATTTACATTTTCAAGTTTTTTATCAATCTGTTTTGCTTTACCTGCATCAACTCTTTTTACACTAACAACTTTTTTAGCTCCACCTTTAAGTTGTTTAGCAACTACCATTTTTGCAGCACCTGCTGAACCTGCATTAACAATAATAGTAGCCGTATCACCCATTTCACTGCCTAACTGAAACTTGACTGCAAACTTAGCCTCTGCTAAAGCATATCCACTTTGTTTAGCATTTTTCTTTCGTCTATCTTTTCCTTTAGCAGTAAATGCGGCAGGTGTCATATAAGAACCACCAGCAGTTACAGTTGTAGAAGCCTCTTCTAACTCTTTTGTTAAAAGATCTCTAATAATTTCTTTAAGTTTTGATAATTTAATTGTTTGCGACATGATCTATTTCCTCTATAAGTTGGTAATACCTCATCATTGAAACAACCTGCTTATCAGAAACAATTTTACCTTTTTTCAAACCATCAATTTGATTAACAACTTCTGTTAATTTAATTTGTGTAACTTTATCATCTACAGTTTGAACTTGTTTTTTTAATGACTTTTTAACTTTATCTACTTCAGTATTTACATACTCTCTTAATTTATTAGTATTAGAAATATTATTGATATATTCTTTTATTAATGTTTTTTGTTCATTATTTAAATTTTTATATTTTTTATTGAACTTATCTACTAAAGTTGAATATGCTAGTAATCTTAAATCTTTTTCTTGTTTTTTAAGGTATTCAAAAGTTTTATTCTTTTTAGCTGGTTTTGAATTAATAGTTAAATTTTCAACAATAGTATATTTTGATTTAACATACAATTCAGGCTGGACACTATCTTGAGTTTGAAACACATTATATATTGATGCTAAAACTTTATAATTAGGAATTCGTGCATTAAAAAAGTCTCTTATATCATAACATTCTTTAATTTCTTTAATAGCATTATATTTTTCCTTTTTAATAGTAGAATTATTTAATTTTTTTCTGCTCTCTAAAACCGCATCAATCAAAGATTCTGCTCTCGATTCAGAACTGTATTTATTTTCAACTAAAACTTTATATAATTGATATTCTTTTCCCAATTCTGTTTTATTATGAAAATATTTTTTTAAAATATCAACTGCCTTAGATTTATCCGACTCCATTAAATCTACTGTAATTTGTCTTGTTAACAGTTCAAAAAGTATTCCAGCATTTTTTATCTTCGAATGCCCTAGTTTTCTATTTAACATAGATTGCTCCAATCATTAAAAAGTGTGTCATATATAAATATAAAAATATGAAAAATTACTTTAATTTAGACTCCTCAAGTTCTTCTTTATATTCGTTTTCTATCATTTCAGCCTCATTTATTAACTTATAATCCTTTTTGGTGAATTTCTTCATATTTTTCTTTAATCCATCAAAATGTGCAAGTGCTAAATGCGGACTATAACTCTTTTTTCTATCATGCTTACCTATTGGATCTCTACCTCTTGCGCCACTATCTTTTCCATATTTTCCACCCTCTTTTGGTCTTCCTGCACCGTTCCAACCACCTGGAGGTGAACCACCTATATCATCCAACTCGTGTCCTGTCCTACCCGCTTGTGCATCTGAGGGTGTTCCTTGTGCTTCACCACTCTTTGCAGGATCATTACCCTCATTTTCTATCTGTGATCGTCTGAATTTCTGTTTGTAATCAAATACAATTTCATTATCCATTTCTTTAATTTCTTTATCCGTAAAATTAAATATATTCTTATAAATCCACTCTGTAGAAACTAAACCATCTTGTATCATAGACGAAGCTAATGTAGTTTTACTATTCCACAACTCAACTTTTTCAGTTTCATAAATTGTAGATGGATTTGTAAGATTTAATTCAAAGTTTACAAGTTCTTCATCTGTAAATCCTTGTGCATATAAATGAACTATTGCAATTTTCGTCAATTCAGATACAGTAATTCTTTGGATTCTTTCAATCGTTCTTGCAAACCTTACATCTTCTGCTGCAAGTGTAGCTTTACTACCAAGTCCTTCTTCATATCCAAGAAATGCTTTTGGAACACGAAGTGCTGCTAGCATTTTATTTTTAAGATATTCAATATCTTCTATTGCTTCATAAGTCAATCCTGGCAAAGAATCAATTTGTGTTCCACTATCTCCACCACGTACAGGCAAGAAAAAATCTTCCGTAACATTTTGAATATTATATTTCAAATTATAATCACCTGTAGTATTATCAATTATAGGCGCTTTCTTCATCTTATTGATGATTTTTTGCATATAGTTATCAACTTCAGCGGGTGGTATGTTTCCTATATCTACTCTAAACACTCTCTTTTCTGGTGCTCTCATAATACGGTGTATTAACATAGCATCTTCCATCAACTGTAACTGCTTCCATACTTTTCTTCCTTGTTCAATCATAGACTTACCATATGGAAGATAATTAGAATCTGAAAGTAATCTGAAATGTGCTACTTCATAATTTTCAAGTTCATATGGTTTATCTTTACCAAACTGTATCCTACTTTGCATAGCATGTATATTTTCTGACTGTTCAAGGTGGAATTTAACAAGTTGTGGATTCTCTGCATCTATACCTTCTACTCTTACAACATCATATGCAGACATTGGATTTACATTTGTAATACCATATTTTTCATTAATTTCTAATTGTAAAAAGAAATCTCCATATTTACACATATTACGAACCCAAGGCCACAAATTAAATTCAACATTCAATATATCATAAAAAAGATTATGTAATATTTCTTTAATATTAGAATTATCACTATTAATTTCTATAACATTACCATATTCAGATTTCATTGTTGATTCATCTGCATAGATATCAAGTGCTGATGAGATTATGCCATCACTATCCATTGTTTCATAATCTTTAAATAATCCTATTCTTTGTGCTTTTTTTGCTACGGCATCCGATACGGCAGAAACTCCATAACCAGAATACAATCTTGTATATCTGTCAATTAAGTTTCTTCTTGCCATCATTTGAGCTTTATCTGTATCTGCAACTTTTAATTTTCTACCACCAACGTTTCTAACAATAACGTTTGTAGAAAATAATCTTTGTAGTCTACCAAATAATGATTTATCAGCCATTTTTACCTCACTTAGTTAATTAACCACTCCAATGACTCTTTTTCTTTCTCTGGGCCAACGTGCCAATCCCAAGAATCGGGTCTATTTTCTTCTGGAGTGTATATGCCTTCATTTAATTGAAAGCTATCTAAAGTTTTTCTCTGTAATTCAATTCCCTGTGCCTTTAATCTTAAAGCAGTTTCTCTTACCCACAAACCAATACCAAAAGATATAACCAAATCGTCGTTATATCCTCTCATTGCTTCTGCTTTACTTCCATTGTATATAAATACAAATAATTCATCTAATAACCGTTGAGAATAAATACTTACAGCTTTTTCTCTAAAAAATTCTTCTAATTTAGCAATAACTAATGGTCTTGTCTTCATAGACATTGTAAAACCAGGAGTCATTTTCTTTTCCTCTCTATAATGCTTATTAGTAATCTGTCTTTCAACATCTACCCACTTTAAATCTTTACTTGAATAAAATAAATTAGGATATTCCCTATCTATTACTTGTTGAATTGCTGCCCAACCAATATTATTGTTTTCCACAACAAGTAATGCTTCATTATATTCATTAGAAATATTAACTAACATATTACCAAAATCTCTTGTAGATATTCTACCTTTATATTCTGCTACCTGTTTTACTTCTTCCAATTCAATAACGTGAAAAGCAGAGTAGTCTGTAGAGTCTCCTCTACTAACGTCTGCACATACTAAATAATTTTTTGTATAATTTGGCGGCTCCCATACCCAAACATTACTATCTACTCCTCTTTTTTCAATTGGATCTACAATCATATTTTCTTTAATTTCTTCCAAAATTAAACCATCAATAACATTTTGCCCTGAAGTGATAAAATCACAATCACATTCTTGTGCCGCCATTGAAGGGCCTAACAATTTATCTTGTTCATCTCTCCATTCTTGTTCTCTTTCAGGATGTAAAGACCAATGTAGTCTAGTAAAATTAAAATCATTCAATCCGTCTTCTGCATCAACCCAAGTTCTATGAAACCAATTACCAACACCATTTGGTGTAGATAATGCAATACATTGACCACCCGTTGAAAGTGTCTGAGATGCTGCTGCCCATATTGTATCAATTTTTTCAATAAATGCTGCCTCATCAAGTATCAATAATGACAATGCCTCTGAACGACCACTTTCATCACTACTTGAAATTGCTTTTACTTGTGATCCATTCTTATATCGTAATGAAAGTTTATTATCTTCAACACATGGTTGTTTTAACCAACTTGGAAGATTTGCGTGCATTACTCTAATTTTTGTTACAAGATTTTTAGCAGTATCTTGTTTAGTAGCAATAACCAATATATTCTTGTCTGATTGAAAAGTCATCATCCATAAAGAGTAGCCAGCAGTAATAGTAGATATACCAAGTTGTCGGGCTTTAAGAATTATTTGAAATCTATTTTCTTTAAACTCTTCTACTGTCTTCTCTTGAAAATCATAAAGATGAAATGGTATCTTACCTCGTATTGGGTGTTGAATATAAGAATACTTCTTTAAAAAATACACGGGATCTTGTGCACATTTTATATATTCCTTCTTTATAATATCTTTATAGTTTTTATCCATTATGCAAGCTTTGGATTACGTATAAGTACATATACTGCTTTTGCGTTACAAGCCACTTCTTTTAGTGAAAAATCATACTGTGTTCCAACTGTCAAGTGTGCAAGATTTACTCTTCCACCACCTGATAAATCAGCGTGTCCAGTTGTTGATGCTTCTCCTACGATAAGTCCACCTGCTCCATAATCTGAACCTGTGAAACTTCCCGTTGCATTATTTACTATCTTTAATGAACGATATTTTCCAGGATGTCCAAATTTTTGAAATTGAGTATAATCACTTGGATGGTCATTTATAGCCATTTTAATCTCCTATTTAAGAGTTTATTTTCTGTCATATATATAAATAGTTATTCTAATTCTTTTAGTTGTTTTCTGATGAACTCTTCAGCCTCATCAGCTATTTTATCTATGTTTTCTTGTGGTGTTTTCCAACTTTCACTCTCCATTTCAAGTTCAAGTGCACCAACTTCTTCTAAAAATTCTACTTTGGAAGCATTTTCCTTCCATTCTGCCAATGATTGTAACATATCCCTATAATATGACTTTTGGTTTTCTTTAATCTTATTTTCTGCCCATTCTTCATATTTTCCCTCAATACGAAGTTGAGTTTCAATTTTTACTTGACAATCAAAACAATGTCCAAATAATCTCCAAAACTTATTATCAAGTTTTATCTTCATTGTCTTATCACACTCTGGACAAAACCAGGGCATTCTAACATCTTTCATTATCTCTGTTAGATGACTTTCTACCGTTTTTCCGTTACTTGATGATTTTTTTTCGGGTTCATACCCAACCATCACTCTTTTTTCAGGAGTTTCTCCTCGTAAAACAGCTTTCATAGCCTTATCTTGTCTTTCTGATTCTCTATTAGCCATATTACCTCACAAACTTCATTGCGCCCAATATTTGATTTACAGGTGCAAATAAACCCGTAAATTTATACATTTTACCTTTATATTTAAAAACTAAACCCTCTGATGGAACTATTGCAGACGATCCACCTAAAGAATTGATTTTTTCTAAATTTTTCTTTAATACATTTAATTTTTTTATATCTTTTGATGATTTTAATACAGAAACTGCTCTTCCTAACTCATTTTTCAATTTTTTAGCGGCGCTTTTCGGATTTACTGCCAAAAATCCTTCCAAATTCTTTAAAATCTCAGCACCTAACTCTAAAAACAACAATTCAAATGGTTTTATATGGTCTTCTTGTAACTTTTTCAAATTAAACTTGTCAACTCCTTTTGCCCAACTTAAAAACTTATCATTTTCTATATTTTTATTATCCAATCTGAATGACTTATCTAAATAAGCCCACCTTCTTACTAATGACTCTAAAACTGGTCTTGATATCTTATATTTATGTTGTTTTGCACCATTAAAGATATACTCTCTCCAATACATCTCATGATACATACCTAAAGTATCATTATCCTTTAGTTTATAAATAGTCTGTAACTTTCTCAACTTAGATAAAAAATATTTTTTTCTTTTTGAATAATTTTGCACTTTTGGTAAACTTAATGCAATTGGTTTTGATATTTTAAATTTTCTTTGTACGTGCTGGTTTACCTGTCTAATCATACCTTCTAACATTCTTGCACTACCTTTTGCTTGAGATATAGTTCTACCACTTTCATCTATCTCAATACTTCCATGAAAAAATAGTTCAGAAACATCATAATCTATAATTCTTGGTGCTTTAGGATAAATCACTTCTAAATTCATCCACTTACTACCATTACCAAATACTTTTTCTTTCTGTTTATCACTCAATGAACCTATTGCTTTTTCTAAATCTTTCATAGCAAATACAAAAGCATCTTTTATATTACCTCTACCTGCAAATTTAGAAGCCATACCATTTATATCAAGAGAACTAGCACCAAAATTCTGTAAATTTCCTTTATTTCTAGCTGCTCTTAACTTACCATCTATCCAACTCACCATTAAGTTTTGTCCATCAAGTTTCTCTGTAACGTTATCTTCTCTATTCAACTGTCCACTCAAACTCAAATCTATAATATTTTTAAAATCACCAAAAGTTAAATGGTTGTCATCAAATGGATGACTCATATGACCTGCTGCTCCACCTTCAATTAATAAATTAACTTCATCATCTAAATTAATTTCGGATAACCCACTTGCATATTTTTTTGCTGCTTTATTTCCTTTATTCTTTGCTACCCACCTAACTGCACTTTGGCGATTAACTGTTTTCTTCCTTCCTTTTGGATTAGGATTCTTTACTGTATCGGGTGCTGATGTTTTTGCTTTCTTTTCAGCACCTGCTTTCTTTTGTTTACGTGCTTTATATGCTCTATATGCACCAAAACTAACACCTGCTGCCATAGTTCCAGCACTACCTAAAATCTTTGTATATGGTGCTGTCAAACCTGTAGTAGCACCTACTGCGGTTAATACTAAAAATTTAGTTCCCATTTTTCCCGAAAACAAATCTTGCATACTATATTCACCCATAGCGGCTGCTGATGCAGCTGATGATAAATCTAAATCATACTCAGGATCTCCGATGAATGTCATCTTAGTCCAAGCATAAGTTATACCTGCTGCAGCTGCTACACCCATTACTTTTTTTAGTTTTGGATGATTTTTCAAATAATCATCAAGTTTTGCCAAATGTTTTTCTTTAGATTTCCCAAATTTAGTTTGGTGTAATTTATCGGCTATTTTATCAGGAACATAATTTATAATTTTTTGATACTGCTTAAAACCTTTTTTTGCACCATCTAATACTTTATCTACACTAAAATCATTTAATTTAGCAACAGAAAAAGCATTTTTATTCATCATTGTTTGTCTAACTTTATCTAATGGTTGTTTTCCTTTTTTAGCCCAATCTTTTAAAAAGTTATTAAACTTAACTCCTTCTTCTAACAACATTCCATCTACTTCAAGAAGAAATTCTACTTCTTTATCTAAATTAACACTTTCTTTTAAATCTGTATTCTTATCTGCATTATGTGCACCAGGTGAAACTTTTGATACTCCTATATCAACACCTGTAGTAGTATTATCATCCTTAATACCCATCCATTGTACTATTTGCCAACCCAAATTTTGTAAAATTCTATCTTGAACGTGTTGTTTATATTTAGAAATAGCTTCTTTTTCACTTCCACCTGTTTTACCATATGATACTGCAGGAACAATGCTAGTTTTTAATGTTAAATCCCATCCAGGATCTTCCGCATTTTTACTAATCATATAATCTATTATTTGCCAACCAATATCTTCAAATGTTTTTCTTATCCACTTCTCAGTATTTATTTTATAATCTGAAAAACTATTATAAAATATAGGTGGTCCATCATCAACGGGAGCACCTGCCATAATACTACTCTCAACCAACATATGAAATTCATTCCGTACTTTATCTAAATTATTATCAACATATTCATATAATTTACCAAACCTATCTGTCATCATTTTATAAACAGAAGCATTCCAATATCCAAAAAGTTTTTTAAACAATAATTGTCGTTGTTTTGGTTTTATTTTAGGATTTCCCAAAATAGTTCTCATAGTAGTTCCACTAATTTCTTTACCAGCAACATTTACTGATATATGTGGTGCTTGTAGAACATATCCGTGTGTACTAAATCCTTTTAAATCTTTTTTATTCTTTTTATAATCTTGAAAATATTTACCACCTGATAATCTACCCTTATCCTTCTTTCCAACTACAAATACGGCTACAGTTTTCTTTGGGTTAAATTTTCTATATAAACTAGCAGGTTTATATGGATTATCCATCAATATATTTTTTGAAGGAATTCCCATTTTAACCATATGTGCTTTTTTCTCTTTAAAATTTAAAGGGTGTCGAGGTGGTTTCTGAATATTAGAAGTTACAATATAAACATCATCAAATTGTTTTTGAAGTGATTTATATACTTTTAAATGATGTGGTCCAAATGGTTGAAATCTACCTGGATATATAGCAATAATCTTATCCCAATCTTGTGCCTCATCAAGATGTTGTGTACTAAAAGTATCTGTATACTTTATCTGTTTATTTAATTGATCTACTTTTTTCTTAGCTTTCTTTACGTATTTTTTACTAGGTGAAGGTAGTACACCTGCAGGTGCACCAAATTCCTCTTTCACATAAGGATCAATTAGCCATTGAGTTAACTTATTCATTCATAATTACCTTATTTGTCGTTCTGCTATTTCCTTTTTAACTAACTCTTTTAATTTTTTCTTAACTGCCAATTCAGTTAAATCATTTTTAACCATATTTAACTCTTTTGGTGTTACTCTTAATCTCTTTTTTCCGATTTCTCTCGGTTCATCTATGTGAAATTTTCTCATTTGTTTACCTTTTTATATGGTACTACTTTGTTTAAATAATCTTTTCTAAGCTCACATCCATTACATTCTTTAATTTTACCTACTGTAACAGTTTTTATAGCTCGAGACACAGTATCTCCTAACCCCTTATCATTTTTTATTAAATTTTTTAATTTAATCATAATTTATCTCGGTGGTTTTAAATCCCAAGGACCCCAATGTTTATTTCTTACCATAGCCAACCCTGTCTCTTCAGGACTATATTTATAAATCTTATATCCTTTAACTGGAAAATTACCTAATGCATAATATAATTTTTTTGGAAAATTTATATCTTGTCCATTACTTTGGTCAATACACCTACTACCATGTTCTACCCAGGCGTGTCCAAATGGTTTTCCATCTGATTGTAAAATTCCTACACCATGACAAAGTTTCCAATTCTTTGCATCAGAAGCAGACATTTTCTGCATTACAATTCTACCATTCGCCATATAGCAATCACCTTTTGGCATTAGACCGACAATGCTCTACGATACCAACCAAACAAAAATCTTTCTTGTTCAGGTTTCTTATTCACTATATCATAATAGTGTTTTAATCTGTAACAACGTACTCTTTCTAATTCAGGTGTATGTTTTGCTAATGCGGCTTTAGTACCTGGCCCAAATCCACCATCAACTGATATTTTTCCACCCTTACCATTAATTGCTCGTTGTAAAATCTTTACTGCAGTTCCTCTACCCTGGTTTACACACATATCAAAAAATATATGTTTTAAATTGTCTGGTAAATCATCTACTTTATTTCTATCCCAATAATCTTTTTTGTAGATTTCTTTAGCACCCTCTACGGTAAGATTTTTGATATCTACGTCAGGATAAAACCTTTTAGCAATACCAAAATTAGTCTCACCACCCAAATCTTTCGGATCGTGGACATATCCACCCTCATGTTCTAGAGTTAACTCAATAATCTCATCGAATGTTGTTAACATATTATTTTCCTTGTTTTTTAAGAATTTGTTGTTTTTTAACCCATTTTTTTGCAATAGCATTCTTAATAGGTTTCTTAATAAATTTACCAATACCTTTCCCCACTAACATATTAAATTTTCTTAACGCTTGTTTTGAATTTAATGTAGCATTATTATCAACTAATAAAAAATTAGCATTTCCAAATAAACCTTGAAAATATGCCATATTTTTTTGTACATCTTTCCAATACTTTTCTACAATCTCTGATGGAAGTTTTCTCGCTCTTTCCATATTTCTTTTTTGTGCTACATCTAAACTTGTATTCACAAAAACCATAAAAGTATCATAACCCATATTAATCAATTTTTGTCGTTCTGCCTTTACATCACCATATTTATGACCTGTTCCATCAATAACGACTCCTAATCTACCATTAGTATAAAGTTTCAATCTTTGTTTACTTAATGCCTTTGTATGAGTTCTCATTCCACTATAATCATCAGATTTTGGATCAGTTAATTGTTTAAATAACTCATCAGGCATCATATCTATATCAACACTTCCAAAATACTTTTTCAAAAACATTTCCAACTCTGTATCTTGATTAACCATTTTAAGACCATAGGCAGAAATATTCACGTTATTTGGAATACCAAACAATTGACTAGCGACATATGATTTACCACTACCAGGTCCACCTGCAAGAAAAACTGCCTTGAATATTCCTGGATCGTTTATACCTTCGATTAATAAATCCATTAATTTGATCATAAAAAAGCCTCATTATATTACTAATAAATATCTTGTTTAGTAAAAACCTTTACTCCATAACGCTTTTGAAAATCTAAAGCATCTGTCTCATCATTAACAATTGGCTGTCCTTTTATGTTTAAACTTGTGTTTAATACCATAGGACACCTTGTTTCTTCAAAAAATTGTTTTATTAACTCATAATAAGCAGGATTATCATCTTTACTTACCGTCTGAACTCTTGAAGTTCCATCCACATGACAAATAGCAGGATATTTTTCAGGATACTTACAATCTGCTACAAACTGCATAAACTGAGATTTCCGAACAGGCATATCAAAGATTTCATGTGCATATTCCTCTAATACAGATGGTGCAAAAGGTCTAAATTCTTGTCTATGTTTAATTTTGTTTACTTTATCTTTTATATCATCACCTCTTGGGTCAGCAAGTAAACTTCTATTCCCTAATGCTCTTGGTCCAAATTCTGCTTTACCATTTGCCACACCAACTATGTTTCCCTTGAGTAGTTCTTTACTCACTTGAGTAACAGGGTACTCACCTTTTATATTATATCCTGTAAATGGTGTTTTCCAATTAATATGTTCACCATATACATATGCCGCACAACCAAGTGATGAACCTGCATCTCCTGGATTTGGAAATATCCATAAATTAGGATAATAATCTTTTGCTATAATTGAATTAGCTACACAATTCAATGCTACTCCACCCATATAAACACAATTTTTAGTTTCGGGTACTAACCGTTGTGTTAATTTAAATATTTTTTGGATTTCTTCTTCACATATCCATTGTACATTTGCTGCTACATCAAATTTCCACTTATCACTATCATCGTCAGGATAAAAATCTAAATCCCAAGCCGAACATCCTCGATGAAGATTCATACGAGTTCTAATTAAATCATCATATATTCTATTTTTTATTTTTTTATCTCTCTGACCCCAAGCATCCATTCCCATTAGAATATATTCATCTTCTTGTGGTTTCAATCCAAGTCTTTGTGTCATAGCTGAATAAAATAACCCAAGTGAATGTGGATACTTCTTTGACCAACGTTTTTCTAATTTATTTCCACACCCATACCATATAGACATTACATCCCATTCACCAATAGCATCTATAACTACAATTGCCGCTTCATCATAAGGTGAAGTGTAATATCCTGCTGAAGCATGAGATAAATGATGTGGAACATACTGAACTTTATTATATATACCGAATTGTTTTAGATATTGAGATGGAATATTAGATGTATTAAATACTTCTCCGTATTGACCTGCCCAAAGTTGTCTTGTCTTTTTAAGATATGGTTTTTCAAACCATGCTACCTTATCAGGCATTCCATATGAAAGCGCTTCGTGTACCATTTCTTCATTTAATTCAGCATCAAACTTTTTACCACTATATCTTTCTGAATGACCTGCGAAAAGTATTTCACCATCTTCTATAACACTTAAAGCTGCATCATGATTCAATGCATTAAAACCAAATATTCTCATACCAAATGTTCTACTCCTGGATCACTTGGATCCCTTATATCTGCGCCTTCAACTATAACTCTTCTTCTTATATAAAGACCTTTTTCAAAATCAGTTATCTTATCTAAAGTTTCTATTATTTCATTTTCTTTTGGCAATCTATTAAGTTCTCTTTTACTAAAAACAGTTGTAACATAGTTTTTTGGCCAAATTTCATTATATTCTGCATTTTTATCTTGAGGCCCTTTTATATAAACTTCAAAAACATCAAATGTATTACGTGATTCCATTTGAAAATTATCTACGAAATTTTTATAATCTGATATCAACCGCTTTCCAGGCATATGAGAAAAATAATTAATTATTTCTTCTCTTGTACTAACTGCAATATCTTTATAACTTTTATTATATAAAATTGCCATTATCATAAATTATCCATTAAAAGAACTATACTCCATAGATTCTGGATTTAATTTGTTTAACCAATGATACAAATCTTCAAACCTTTCTTCTAAATCTTTATTTGTTGCCAATATCTCACCATTACCTATCTTTTTAAGATTTACATGACTCTTTGATGGGTAAGACTGAACATATTCTCTAAACCTTTTATGTATTATCTCTACACCATAGAAATCAGGATTCATATAAATAGGTGTACCAGGATATGGTGTGAATAATAAACAAATCCATTTATCAGGTTTTACATCTTCTATAAATTTCTTAACTGCCTCTATAGACTTATCTGTTTCTCCTGGTAGTCCTGTAATAATATAAACTTTTGCTTTTATTCCCCATTTTTGTATAAGTTTAACAGCGTTTCTGTGCATATCAGTAGTGGCTTTTCCTGCTTTATTAACAACCTCTAATATTTCATCGTCTGCAGATTCAAATCCAATTCCAACTTCTCTACAACCTGCATAATATAATAATTCCATATATTCATCACTCACCAATACTGAACTAATAGAACACCTAAACCTAATATCCAAATCATGTAACTTGGGAGCTAATTTTTGAAATCTTTTTTTATCAATAATAACATTATCATCTAAAAATCTAAAATGTCTACACCCATACTTTTCAATCATTAGTTCTATTTCTTCTATAACATTTTCTGCACTTCTAAATCTTGTTTTCTGTTGTAGGTTGGCACAAAAAGCACAAGCGAAAGGACAACCTCTACTTGTCATTAATGTTGCACCAATAACTTCACTTTCGTAGTTATATCCACCCCATAAATCTGCACTTGCTGCTCTATGGTCAGGAAGTAAGTGTCTTGCTGGATGTGGGATTGTGTCTAAATCTACTATCCTATCACCTCTTTGTAATCCTTTTGGTTTCTCTGTGCATATTTTAGTTATAATACTCTCTGCCTCATCTTGAACCACACAATCAAAGTCATCCACACAATCATCTGGTAACCAAGTTGCGTGTGGGCCACCTAAAATGGTATATGCCTTATCACCATACTTCTTTTTAATATTACGAGCCACTTCTTTCATATCATCTATTTGTGGTGTAACGGCAGTAATACAGTAGATATCACCTTTTGGTGGATTATCATACGAATTGTAATCTTCTCTTAAATCCCACAACTCACATTCAAAACCATCTCTCTCTAAGACAGCGGCAATGTATAATGGACCCAAAGGTGCATATGCAAATTGTTTTGCATCCATTTTAGCATCAGGGTTTACTATGATTACTTTTTCCATTAATTTTCTCTCCACATATCAGTAGTTACACAATGAAATGAGCCACCAAGTGTTCTCGAATGTCTTATTCGTAATGGTAAACTATCAACATTATGCTTTTTCAATAATTTATGTAACTCTACTTGACTTTCATCTACAATAACAGTATTTTCATCAATTGATAACAAATTTAACCCAATCCAAGTAGATGCGTGGTTAAAATTACCATAATATCCAATATCTACACAAGGTGGACACCAAATCTTATCCCACGACTTTAAAATTTCAGGCATATTGTCATCATTCACTCTTTCTGGGTTCAATAAACACAATCCTTCCCTTAAAAGTGCTATAGTTGAATCAATATGAACATAAGAATACATATTTTCAAGAACATGAACCTTATATTCATCACCTAAAAAGTTTTGTAACCATTTTGCACCAAGTTTATTACCTGTGTTCGATAATAAATATAATATGTCTTTATTACACCGTAAAATGTTAGCCGCATCAAAAACGGGTTCTACATTTGTAAGTGTTAATTTAGTTAAATCTCTTCTTTGATAATTATCATCGGTTAATCTTGGTTTTGGTGCTGATACCCACCTTGCACCATCTTCCATATACTCAATAAACTGATCTCTAAATCCAAATGTCTCAAAATATCGTGAACGTAACGTCATTGGTGATTCTATAATCGTATCTCCAATTACTGTAACACTATCTCTCGGACAAAATGTATAATATCCATCTGAAACCCAATCAATTGTTTGAAATATTTTATTATTTTGATTCGGTTTCATTCTACGAACTTTAATATCAAAAAAAGATTTTAAAGATTGTACAAGAATATCTAAATCTTCTTTTGTTTCTTCTATAACTTGTTCAGGATAATAACCCTCTTTTACATCATCTATATTATTTTTATCTGCATAATTAATCGCATGTAAATCTTTACCTTTAATTGGATTATTTGCATTTTCTACTGTACCAACGAATACTTCTCTTAACCTATCCCATTCGTTATTAACTCTTACCATTAAAAAAATCCTTTTTCATGACCTGTTCTTATTTCATTTTCTGAATACTTGTAATAACCATCACTAACTCTAGCCGAAAACTTATTATAATCATAATATCTACATTGACTATCACATTTTCTCCAATCAATAAAATTTTTCATTTTATCAAGTAATCCCTTTTCTTCTAAAAATGATAATCCATTATCTATCCAATTATCTACCACATAATCTTTATTTCCTAAATGTTCACAGCACCACAAAATATCGCCGTTTGAATTAACAACCACATAAAATAAAGGTGCAAAACATTGTTTTACCATATGAGTTTGAGTTGATTGATTCCATTCATAATTTTCTATATTGGAATCAGCATTTCTAATTAATTTAGAATGCCTTTGTTTTCCAAATGTACCTTTATATGAAATTCCTTTCTTTTCACAATAATCTCTAACTTCATTTTCAACTTCTTCCCACGTATATCCTTTAGGTGGTTTTAATGTTCTATTACCTGCTCCTTCCATATCTTCTGTTCTATAACCAAAATAAACTATTCTCTGAAAATATTCATCAAATCCCATTTCTACTGCTAAATCAACGCTAGCTTTTAAATCTTCTATTTCTGAATTATAATCATTAATTAAAACTTTATAAGTAAAAAAAGTACCATAACTTTGAAACTCACTCATTTTTTCAGAAATACTTTTCTTTACTTTTTCTAAATTACCTTTTCTTATTTGAAAATATTTTTTAGAATCTGCAGTATCAAAATCAATACCTACCCAATTTGGTCTATATTCTTTTGTAAAATTTAAATGTCTAAATCTTGCTCCATTAGTTATCAATCCTACCTTATATCCCTTATGTAAAACATAATTTATAATTTTATCTGCATCTAAATGATCTAATGGTTCTCCACCTCCCGAAAAGGTAACATCTTTAATTCCTTCAGGTAAATTATCTATAAAATTTATCCAATCTTCAGTAGTTGCTTTATCAGGATTATGTTCTCTAAATATTTCTGAATTACAATAATAGCAGGCTTGATGGCAAGTATTAGTTATTTGTAACTCAAGACTCAAAGGAACAGGTATTCTACTACCATTAATAGTATCATTTAATCTTTCAAAATGATATTGCGCTTTATTAACTAATCCTTCACTCATAACATTTTCTTTACATTAGGTATTAATTCGTCTACTACTTGGCTGTGTGCTAACTTACCATCATGTCTTAAATCTCTAGCTTTATCCTTATTCGGTGTTGTTATTTCTATCTTTTGTACACTTTTAATATCTAACTGTAATTCAAAATCTTGTAAATAAGACCAATGTAAAACAGGTATATCTAATGCTTTCCACATATTATTTATTGCACAAAAATTAATATAATGATCTCTATACATTTCACCATTTTCTCTCAAATATCTTGTTCTAAACCAAGTATAATCTCTATCACTAGCTACCGTATTTATATTATAATGTGTAAACTCTAAATCTGTAGTTTTTCTATCATAATTAACATTAACATGAGCAAAACTTCTTCTAAAACTTTGAGGCCATTGATAAATTATTAAATTTGGTTTTTTCTTTCCGAGTTTTGGATATATGTTTTTAATAAATAAAACAGTATTGATATAAAGAGTATCTGGTCCAACTCCCCCTTTACCCAAATTTAAAATATCTATATCTAATGCTTGACTAAGTTGATGACACCATATATCATTTTTATGTAATCCAACTCCTTCTGTAATACTACAACCCATTACTAATATATTATCTTTATCTAAATAATCTAATTCTTTTGCTCTATAACCCCAACTATTAAAATCATATCGCAATGTTTTTTCACTATCTGCATATTCCCAATCTGAACCAAGTTCTTCTAAATTCATTTTAAAGAATTCTTCTTTATCAGTACTGTGCCATTTAAGATCCCTAATACCCACTTTATTAGTATCAATTAATAAAGGAAATTGATTCCACTTAAAACCTTTATGATCACTATTATATAATGTTAAATTACCTCGTCCCATTATTTATTAAAAACCTCTTTATCTGATACGTCATAATAGTTTTCCCAACTATAAACATCTTCGTTTACTTCTGGTACTGAATCCATTAATAATATTCCTCTAGCAGCATCTTCGGGTAACATATACATATGCCATCCTATCATAGCAAAATCATCATCTCCATAATGAACATTAACATTACGACCATCATGACTTGCAAGTTTTATCCATTCATATGCTTTTTTATCGTCAGTTAATACCATTCCACCTGCACCTATTGGTATTCTCTTTTTAATATTAAAAGATACTACTTGTAAAGCATTATCACCAACATACATATCCTTTGTCCATCTACAAGCACCATCCCATATAGTATATGGTTTTAATTGATAAATACCTTTCCATTTTAAATCCTCAAACTCTACTTTATATCCTGCATTGATAATTGTCATTGGAACTGAAACATAAGTTCTACCAGGAATTTTTACTGTTTGAGGAAAATTTCTCATCCCATAAAACTGATCCCAATAATATTTTAAACAAAGAAACAATCCACTACTTGAACTATTTACAGCACAAGCATATTTACTTCCTGCAAATTTTGCTACTTTTTTCTCAAAAATATCTATAACATCAAATGGATCTGAAAATTCATATCCAGCATCTTTTAATTCAGTAAGTTCTGGACGTTCTTTACTTCCTAATTTTCCATAAGGCCAAGCTAAATACTTAACTTTCATAAAATCTCCTCTAATGTAACTGTTGCAACTCCATGTTTCTGTACAACTACTGTAGTACATTTCTGTGCAAACTTAATTGCTTCATATATGTTATTGGTATCTAAATAACCACGAACTAATCCTGCAATAAATGTATCCCCTGCTCCACTTACATCCCTTACAGGAACTTCTTTTACTGGATATTCTAATCCTTTATATCTACAACCTTTACTACCTAATGTAACAATAAGTTTATCTCTAAATCCTTTATCTGATAATAACTCGTAATTCTTTTTATATTCTAACTCATTTATTTTAATATAATCTGCGTCTTTAATCCACTTACCGAGTTTCTTTTTAGTATCCACGAATACATTTTTATTGTATTTACAAATATGTTCTATATCACTTTCTTCTAAAAATCCTTTACAATAATCTGAAATAATAATTGCATCAATTTTATCTATATTACCACCCAACCCATAAGATTTAAATTTATTATTTTTTATACCTTGTAATTTTTTTATTTCTACTCTATCACAATAATCATGTTCATCAACTCTTAATACCATTTGTCCTGAACGATTATCTACATATCGTTTTTTCACAATTGTATTTTCATTTGTAACTGTATAGATAGTCATTTCTAATGATTCTACATTGTTTACAACATTTTTTGCCATACCACCATTTGATTCTTTATGTGTTGGTTTAAAAACTGGTATAGGTGCTTCTGGACTTATTCTTTCTATGTCTCCATAAATAAAAATATCATTACAACTATCTCCTATAACTACTACATTCATGATTCAATAACCTTTATATAAGCTTGTTTATCTTCTTCATTAAATTTATCTTGTGGAAAAATTCCAGGTATAATTTTATAATCTTGTGCAAATGTACTAAAAGTTGAATCTCCAAATGCAATTAAAAAATAAGAATTAGCTAATGAAAACAAATCCACTACATTTTTTAAAACATATTGGTGGAATCCTTCAGGTGGATGTAAAGTTTTAGTACGTCTAAAATGTCTTCTCATCAATGGCGATTCGTTCATAATTGTATCAAAATCAATAATGTCATAATTATCATAAAATATTTTCAAATTCTTTTTATTAACATCACTACTAATGTAAAATTTTTGATTGGGATTTATTTTTAACATCTCATCCATTATATACATATATACACTATTATTCACAGCAGTATATCCCACAGGATCTCCTGAGTACTGTAAAAGTAACTTTCCATCTTTCATAGGGCTTTTTAATTGTCTTAATCTCTCCTTTACCACTTCAGAGTCATCTTTAAGAAAGTAAAGATTATCTGGTGGCTTTCCTGCAATTCCTACATTTTCTAAATTTAACAAATCTGATTCGTCAACTTCCCAATCTACAGGTTCTCCATCTCTAAATCCTTTAACATCATCTTCATCTCTAAAAACTCCCGTTGGCCACCTTCGTATATGTAATCCTACAGTTTTTTCTGTATATTTTTTGATAAACATTTCAAGAAACTGATCTTGAAGTGTTATTAACTGAGATGGTCTAGATAATAATGCACCTGTATCTTCATCAAAATCACTAAACTCATCAATAAAATGAAATCCAAAATTAGAATAATAATCTTTACTTATATTTAATTTATAATTCTTTTTATCCGACATTTGTTTTAATTTTTTATAAGTAATCGGCGTAGTACCTTTATAAAATTTAGAACTAACATAATTATATTTTTCATCTCTTAACTCATCATGATGTACTCCTTTTGTATATGGAAGTTCTATATATTGTAATTCTGGCCAATAATTTTCTTCTAATAATATATTAAATTTAAAATCATTAGCTTTACATAAACCATATGCTATTTCCCAATGGAAAAGTCTATTGCACAATCCCGTATCTTCAGGACTCATAGAACCACCCCAGGGTTCTCTCCATCTTAAATTATTCATACTATCACCGAAATATCTTTTCTATTTTTCCAAGTTGCAGGCAATTCTTCATCATTTTTAACACAGAATCCGATAAGATTATTTCTATCTTCTTTTGCAAAAGTATATGTTGGATTTACCCAATGTGGTATTCTTAATGAATGGTTAATTAACACCAATCTATTTGGATCAGGAAAAATAGAAAGTATTTCTCCACCACTTGAAACTTGTAGTTGGCCGCCCCAATCATATTTCCAAAGTTCTTTTGTTAAATATAATATGTACCCAGCCTCTCCCATATAATCATCATAATGACATCGTATGTAATCCTTACCATTATTTTTAATCTTTGTTGCTTGATGTCTAAATTGCCCTAAGGCATCTCCATTAACCTCTTTTATTATAGGTTTTATATATTCATCAAATACCCCTAATACATAATCATCAGATGCTACATCATGACTCGACCAAAAATGTGCCAAATAATCTTCGGGTGAATCAGGAAATCGTTTATCATTGGAAGTCTCCCACAATTTATATCTACCTTCTCTGATTTGATCAATTTCTACAAAATCTTTTGCAGAATTAAATATTTCAACCATTTCACTATAAACCTCTAATGGTAAGAAATTATCTATTATTACGTAACCATTTTTTTTGTACTCACTTAACATAATTTTCTTTATACCATTTAATTGTTTTTTCTAATCCCTCTTTCAACGTATACTTACATTCCCAACCAAGTTCATTCATTATTTTAGTTGAGTCAATTTTACGAACTGGTATCATTGGTTTCATACCACCTACGTATTCTATTGGTGCATCATAGTTTTCAATTTCCATACACATTGATAATACTTCATTTACAGAATGAGCTGTATTACTTCCAATGTTCCATATAGAATAATCATCTACTTTTCTAACAATAAGTTCTAAAGCAGTAACCACATCATCTATATGAATCAAATCTCTTATTTCAGAACCATCTCCCCAAACTTTAATTGGATTGTGTTTATCTACTACTTTTCTAATTGTAGCAGGTGTTACATGACATTTATCAAAATCCCATTTATCTCCAGGTCCAAATATATTCGCAGGTCTAACAACTATACACTGCATAGTTTTATCTAAACGATTAGAATACATATCACATAATACTTCTGCATATCTTTTCATCCAACCAACAGGAAAATATGCAGGATATGGTTCATCAAAAATATAGTCAGTTTCTTTTACTGATCTCTCATTTGATGGTGGATAAATTGTAGAACTACTGATAAAAATGAACTTCTTAACACCACTATGATAAGAAGCATCCATTACATTAGCATTCATAGCAACATTTGGTGTAACGTGAACCAATGGTGATTTCTCTGTATCAAAAGCGTTTGATGTATTTGCTGCACAATGAACAATTGTATCATAACCTTGTATCAAATCTTTACAAACATCAAGTGATGTTAAATCTCCATCTTTAGATGATATTCCATCTACTTCATAATTATTTTCTTTTAATAGTCTATAAAGATTAGAACCTATTAAACCTGTTACTCCTGTTATTAGTATTTTCATAATGCTGCCCCATATGTTAAAGGAAATCCATTTCTAAAATGACTTGTATCATTATTTATTATTATTTGATAAGCCATTATTAATTCTTTTATACCATCGTGTAAAGTATATTTAGGTAGCCAACCTGTGCTTTCTACTTTTTCATTACTTACAATGTAATCTCTTTTGTCAGGATCCTCATAATAATCAGAATAAGTAATAGCAAAATCTGAAATATATTTTTTAATCATTTCAGCTAATTGTTGTTTATTGATATTAGCGTTTGATAATCCTACATTGAATATCTCACCTCTATGTATATCACGAAGAACAACCATCCATTCAAATACTGAAGCTACATCTCTGATATGAATATAGTTACGAACTGCTTTTCTTTCAAAGATAGTAATATATTTATCCGTCAATGCTTTATAAACAAATTCATTAACTAATAAATCTAATCTCATTCTTGGTGATACACCAAACACCGTAGCAAATCTAAAGATAATTGCATTACCATTTTGTAATAATATATCTTCTGCATTACATTTGGTTATTCCATAATGACTAATTGGTTGTAATTTTTGATCTTCCGTACATATACCACTTGAACGAGTTCCATAACCACTATTTGTATTTGGAAAAATAATAGTTTGTTCTTTAGATGTATTAGTTATTAAATCATATATCTGATTATAATTTACCTCTTCTGCTAATTGTTTATCTTTTTCACAAGCAGGAAAACCAACTATCGCAGCCAATGGTATTATCACATCTGCTTTCTGTACATACTCATTTAATTTTTTATAATCTCTAACATCTCCATATACAAATTTAAAATTAGATTTATAACATAAATCACTCAATGTTAACTGATTATACATCAAATTATCATATACGGTTACATCATAACCTTTATCTAATAACAAAGGAACAATTACTGAACCAAGATATCCTGCACCACCTGTAACTAATATATTCAAAAACTATCTCCAATGTCGTTAACAATGCACAATCTATTTACTTCCGTACCTCTATTTAATTCTTTATATTCATCTCCACCAAAAACAAATCCAACACAATCAGTTTCTTCAAAATTATTATATTTACAATATCTTTTATATTCTTCACCCCATTTTGTCCAAGCATAATCTGGACCAAATTTATTCAATAATTGAATTCCAACATATGCTGATAGATAATTATATTGTTTCCATTCATTCATAATATTAATATTATCATCGTAATAATTTCTTGAATATCTAATACCTGCTCTCAATTTAGGTGCGTCATAAAATCCCTTACTCAAACTAAAAGTTATATCTTCAATACAAGTATATTTTGAAAAATCAAATTTTATATTTTTTGCAATTAAATACCAAGCACAATCAATCAAAACAGGAACTTTTAACTCTTCACACTTATCTAACACTTCTATCATTTTAGGGTGTATTTTACAATAATCACTAAATGGGAAACTAATAACTACTGCATCATTAGAACTAACACCCGTATCTTCTATATAATCCCACCTATAATATTTTCTCCAATTTGCTTTATGATAAAAGAACTCCCCTTTAAAACATTTAAATCTTTTATCTTTATGTCTCATCCAAAATGAATCAAATGCTTGACTTGTTCCATTAGTATAAGATTTATATTTATAATCATCCAACCCTTTTAATTTATTTAATTTAGATGCTTTAATGTACTTATGAAATACGTTACAAAATGCTTGTGATAAACTTGTCAATGAAAAAATATAACTAATATCTATTTCTTTATTAATAGTTTTCCAAAATTCATTAACTTCCATATCTGGAACTGCTGTAGCTCCTTTATATCGTTCCATCCCAAAATCTATAGTCTTTTCAAATTCTTTAGCTCTATCTTTTACTTTATAATATTCTTCAAGTTGATCTTCAAAAGTTTCTCTCTCTATACAAGGTATTTCTACTTCATTAATATCAACTTCAGGATGTCTTATTAATAAAATATGTTTTATAGTTACCATGCGATGAGACCCATCCCACATTTCATAATCTCCTGTATCAAATCTAGGTCTAATCATAATAGGTTCTTTCAAACCATGTTTAAGAATACTTTCTTCCATAAGTTCATATTCCCAATTTTCTTGATTCTCAAAATCTTCCGAACTATACCAATTATGAATAAACATTTCAGCATCAACCGCAGAAACTCTTTTTTTACTTGGATGATTACCTGGTTTATAGTTTCCATCCTTATCAATCCACTCTCCTGTTCTAATTACTAAATGTTTCATCTTTATATGAACAACTTCATCTCTAACCTCTTCAAAAAGATTGTCTACTGATAAAAATTTAAAATCTTCCATTATAACTCCTTATTATTGACTTATATCTACCTTCTTTTCTTCCCCACCAATACAACTCACGACACCATTTTATCATATTTCCTTTATAATTTTTTGACTTCGGCATTCCATCAATATCACATACATGACCACTATTCGTCAAATTTTTATTATTTCTTACTACATCATGAATATTATAATCTAAATTTAATTTATATGGATATTGTTTATCGGGAATAATCAATGCGTTCTCTTGATATTCCATTACTGAATCTACGACTTCTAAATCATCTGTATATATTTCTTCAACAATAAACTTTTTAATTTCTTTATAAAATTTATCTTTTTGTTTAAAAATTCTAAACATACTGCCTTCATCAAATTCCCATGTTCTACCATCTTCCAAATACCACCCCCAATATCTTAACTCATTAAAAACTTCATCTATTGCTACTTTAAACTTTTTAATTTCTTCTCCTAAAACAGTATCTTCTTTTTTTGTAAAATACTCATATAATTTATCATAAAAACTTTCATAAGAAACATCTAAATAATTTTTGAAAAATCTTGCTATAAATTGAGTAGTTCCAAAAAAATGACAAACCATCATAAACCATCTAAAATTATAAGCCTCTAATACTTCTTCGTGTGTCATAGTATTTGATTCATAAACAATTTGTTCATCTTCTTGTTCACTCATCTCTGTTTTTGTAATATGATAATAAAGAGCTTTAGTAGTTTTATATTTTATTCCATATTTTTTAGTATACTCAGGATCACCAAATGGTGTATTTGGTAAAATACTTAATGGATAAACACCAATATAGTTATGTTGATTATGATTTATTAAAGTGAATATACCCTTTTTAAATGATTCTAATGTTTCTTCGGGTAAACCAACAATAAGTTCACAATATACAGGAAGATTTTCTTCTTTACATCTTTTTAAAAACCCATCTATATCTTTTCCACTCACATTCTTTCTCATTATTGCTTTTAAAGTTGGTTCGTGTAATGATTGTAGTGCTAAAGTCAATCCTTTATTTAAATCTCCCTCTTTTAAAACCTTTGCAATAGGTATACATTGTTCACCTCTATCTTTTGCCCAATCATTTCTAAAACGAATTGGGTATCCATTTTTATTTTTCAATTCAACTAAAAGTTTTGCTGTTTTTAAATCCCTATCCGCAAAAAGTCCAAAATTCGAATCTCCATTATCAACATAATCAATATTATTCTTTGAAATCCACTCAAACTCTCTTTTTAACTTTTTAAAACTCTGTTTTTGTAATTTTTGAAAATATAAACTACCTATTTCACAATAAGTACATCTATATGGACACCCTCTTGTACCTTCTACTGTACAAGTGAAATTAAAATCTTTATTTTTATATTTTTTAAGAATTTTATCAAAAGTTCCATCTAAATATGGACTTGGCATAGAATCTATATCTGTAATTCTTGGTGTTGTTAAAGTTGTAACAAATTTATAATCATTTGTTTGATAAGTTATACCTGTTACTTTAGACCAATCCTTTTCCTCTAAATTTTCTAAAAGAATTTGTTCAAAAGTTAACTCACCTTCACCATGAACTAACATATCTACATATGGGTGTCTTTCAAAAAAATCTTTTTCGTGTTTTAACCTATCTACAGAAGGTTGATGTTGTCCACCATATACAATAACACAATCAGGATACCTTTCTTTTACTATTTTAGCTACTTCATTATTGAATGCCCAATTCCAAACAAAGCAAGAGAAACCAATTATTGATGGATTTTCTATTTCATTAATAAAATCATCTACATCAGTTCTAATAAATAAATAATCTGCCAATTCATAATTTTCTTTAATAGTTTTGTTTAATCTACAATGAGACCAAAGCAAACCTGTAGAATAAGGCAATCTTACTTGAATGTCTTCGAATAAAAATGATGGTTCAACTAAATATAATTTATTTTTCACTTATATTATCACCTAATTTAATTATTGTACATCTATCCACCTCAGATATATACCGCCATGGATCAATAATTATTGATTCTATAGGAAAGTTAAATGTTGCGAACTCTTGATGTTTTGTTGCTATAAAAAATGTTCTTGGTCTATCAATATCTAACTGATAATCATCTACATATGGATCCCAATGTATAGTTTCTATATTTCTTTCCTTCAATATATTAACTAACAAATGTGCAGGGCTTCCTGTTTCTATATTAGTTTCCGATTTAAAAGATTTTCCCAATATTATAACTTCTCCAGGTAAGTGATGATATTCAATTAAGTCTGCTAACCACTCTGTTTGAACTTCTCTCTGTTTCATTATATTATCAAACCAATTAAATCTCAATCCAAGTTCATCACTTAACCAACTCAATGCTATATTATCTCTTGGATGACAACCACCACCATCTCCCATACCACCACTTAAATACTTGTCTGATATAATACGTTTATTACACATCTTCAATCCGTTCATAACCTCATCTACATTTGTATTTGGTAAAAGATGACACATCTCCATAAGTGTATTTACATATGCTATCTTAGTTCCTATAAAAGTATTATACGCAACCTTAATTAATTCTGCATTCTCAATCGTTGTTTCATAAAATGGTGCGTGATTAATGGTTCTATAAAACTTCTTTGCCTTCTTTGCAGCTTCTTCATCATCTACACCAAATAAAATAATCTCTGGTCTAAGAAAATCTTCTATTACAGTTCCCATAGCAATAAAAAATGGATTATAACATAATTTAGTGTGCTTACTTAAAATTGGTAAAATCTCTCTACGAATTGTTCCTGGTAAAACTGTAGAAATTACTACTACAACTACTTTTTTATCCTGTCTTTGCAATTCAGCATCTAAATCTATAAGTCCTTTCTTTAAATAAGAATAATCAAAATCTTTTCTTTCATCGGGTATTCTTGTAGCTCCCTCAAACTTTGGATCGTGTGGTGTTTGTATTGGAACAAAAATAATATCAGAATGTTTAACTACTTCTTCTATTTCCTTTATTTCTATTTTACTTTTATCTAAATAATCTTGAGCAAAAACTTCTTTATATGGTAATTTTTTCTCTGCAATTATTTTTTGAACTTCAGATGAAGGATCATATCCTATAACATCATGCCCCTTCATTTCAACTGCTAAAGCTACAGGTAATCCTAATTTCCCTAATCCTACAAATCCTACATTCATTTTGATATCTCCGTTAAATCTTTTATAAATTTTCTTTCAAAAACTAAATCAAAATTTAAAAAATTATTTTTATTATGTATTAATTTATCTTCTACACTCTTATATAATTCAGATAAATGTTCATTACTCATATTACACAATCTTGTAATTTCTTTTTGTATAAATCTAAATCTTGCATCATTATCTTCTATCTCATCATATGATTCATCAAACCATTCTGGAAAAGTTTCGAATCCATATTTTTTTAATAATTTTAAATAACCAACATCATTATTATTAAATACCATAAATGGATGACAATGAACTATTGGTTTTAGTATTTTCTCTGAAAGCATCAGTCCACTACCAGTTTCAGCAACTACAGAAAAATAAGAATCTTGATGATACTGTACTAAATTATCTATCGAAAAATTTGACTCACTTTTTAAAATTCTTTTTTTATCAGCTTCCGTTTTCCAACTATTTGGTAAAACAATATTTTTTCCTAGATAAGAAATGTGCCCTTGTTCTTTTATAAATTTATTATTTTCATAAAAATTCCACATTGTAGATCTTGAATACGTTTTTCCACCCATCAAAGCTATAAATTTTTTGTTAGGTTTCTTGCTTTCTATTGTATCTAAATTTTTAATCTTTACATTCATATTCGGATTAGAATTGTTACGTGATGTATAATGTATACCATAAAACGTGTCTAACATCCTACATACAAAAAATGGTAAAGACAAAACATTTATCTTTTCTTTAATACCCATTGTTTCACACCAATCAGAATAATGTTTATCAACATGATAATCATTAGTAATAAATAAAATATCTTGTGGTGGTATCTTTGCTTCTTCAAGAACTTTATGTAAATTTATATGAAGTTTACTCTCAAACCAATGTCCTTCTGTATCTTCGATTATTACAACGAATCTTTTATTTTGTTCTTTCATCTCACTATGTTTTTCAATAAACAAATCCACATATAAGCTATCAGCGATATCTGCTTTAAATCTATTTTTATCTGGATACACAACACAATTATCAAGTAAATATTTCCAAGAATTTGAAGTCATTGTTTCTTCATAATCGTCAAACATCATAAATCCTTTTATTCCTATTTTCATATAATCTTCTCTTTTTTCTGTTGCATTACTCCATACTCATCTGCATCATATTCTTCTTTACTTTTTATCTGTCCATTCTCGTGCCAATGAGTTATTATTCCATCTTTTACACTTATCACTTTCCATGATCCGTGAGATTTCATCTGTCCATTCTCATACCACTCTGTCCAAGTTCCAGCAAGTCTGCCTTTACTGAACGTTCTTTCTCTCCAATGCTGTCCATTCTGATACCGTTCATCGTATAATCCATCCCATTTCCCATCCTTGAAACTTATTGCTTGTTTTAAATTACCATTTGGCCACCAACCTCTCGATACTCCATCTGCCCTTTTTCCGTCTTTATAATACCATTCATATCTAAGTTTTCCGTTTGGCCAATGTACTTGAAATAAACCATCAGTTGGTATATCATATTCAATGCCTGGACCACCTTCATTTGCGACTCTATCTTCATATTTGACATCTTCAGTTACAGAACACATTACAGGTACATCAACTATATTACTTAACTTATCCTCAAAATCTTCTGCTATTGCTTCATAATCAAGCCCTTTAGTACCATCTTTTTCTTTACGGTAATATAATGTTATTTCTATTTTACCCATTTGTTTCCACAATATTTTTTAACTTACTTAATAATTCTTCGCCTGGTATTTTAAGATTAAGTAAAGTTTTTTGATTATGAACACATTTTTCATAAACACTATCATATAATTTACTTAATTCTTTATCATCTTTTAATAAACAAAATTTTATAATTTCTTTTTTAATATACTCTATTCTTTCTCTCCAATCTTCTATATCATCATAACTTTCGTCAAATAATTCAGGAAAAGTTTCAAATCCCCAAGATTTTAACAATTTAAGAATTCCGTGTGTTCCTACTACAATAAATGGATGACCATGATATAATACTTTAGTTATTTTCTCTGTTACCCATTTCTCTCCATGATCTACAGTATTTTCAGGAACTATAGAAAAATAAGTATCTTCATAATATTGTTCTAAACTATCAATTCCTACATATGAACGACCTTCTAAAACATCTTTTTTAGATGTTTTATAACTATTTGGTAAAACTATATTTTTTGCAATATTAGAAACATATCCACAATCTTTTATTTCTTTCCACATATTAAACCAATTCCAAAGTAAACTTCTTTCTGTAGTTTCTTTTCCTATCAAACATAAAAACTTTTTTGTTGGATTTTTATATTTTTTTATGTCAAATAAATCGTAACCAGTATAACCTTCTTTATAATATAATGAAATATATCTTTGAAAAAGCATTGGATAACTAAGTACATTAATTTTCTTTTTATAATTACTTGTTTTAAACCACTCGTTATATCTATTCTCAATTTCAGCATCATTACTAATAAAAATAAATTTATCTGCTGAAATACTATATTTTTCACACAAATTGTGTATTCTTATATGAACTTCATTTTCATACCAATTTGCTTCTCCTGCATCAATAGTTACAATGAGAGGTTTACCTTTACTCGTAAAAAGTACAATTCGACGTTGTACCCATTCTATCTCATTTTCATTTTCAATTTCATTTATCCAAGTACCCCAAGATCCATCATCAGTACATATCGTATTTTGTTCAATATATTCACAAATCTCTAATGGAAGTACACCTACGTCTTTTAAATCTTGTATGTTTTGTTTTTGTAATGATTCGTCAAACATTTGTATACCAATCTATAGTTTCTTTGATTCCATCTTCTAAAGTATACTTTGGTTTAAATCCAACCGACTCTGCTCTACGTGTATCCATTTGTCGTCTCATATCACCATTTGGTTTTAATTTATCATACTTAACTTCTTTATCAAAATATTCTCCAATTGTATTTGCTATATCTGAAATTTTTACTTCTACTCCACTACCAAGATTTACTGGTACATTTATTTTATTCTGTACCATATGTAACATTCCTTGTGCAACATCTTTAGAATAAATAAAATCTCTTATTGGTTCTCCATCACCCCAAACATTTATTACATCATCATTATATCCTTTTTTGATTAGTGAAGCTATAACTGTAGATTCATCTCCAAAATTATCATAAGGCCCATAAATATTTGCAGGTCTTACAATAGAAATATTTTCATATCCATATGTTGCTCTAATCGCATAACAACTCAACTCACCCATTCGTTTTATATAAGCTGGAACTCTATCATTTTCACTTGGAACTTTATGCCAAACTAAATTTTCTCTATATTCTTCCATAGGTGGATATACACCAATAGTGCTTGTATATAAAAACCAATCTGGTTGATAATAACCAACTGCTTCAATAACATTTGAATCAAACTGTAACATTGGTAAATAATCGGCAGGCTTCTCTTTTGCTCTAAGTGGTGATCCTTTAATTCCTGCTAAATGATAAACGTGATCAAACTCTCCTATAATACTTGCATTTGATTTAAATGTTAAATCTGCTTGTTGATACTTAACTCCTTGTAATAAATCTTGTGGTGTCCTATAATCTAAATCTACAACACAAACCTCACCATATTCTTTAGAACATAATTTAGTAAGTTGTCTACCTACCATTCCCATTCCACCAATAATAAGTGCACTCTTATTTTTCATTGTAGTAATCACCCCATTCAATTAACAATGTAGAACAATCTGTATTATATGCTTCCTCAAATTCAGGAAATATTTGTTCTGGTTCATTTAACAACACCACATTAACTTCATGTAACATTCTTTTTATTGGGTCTGTATAATCTTGTGTATGTTGTACACCACCATTTAATGGATCTGTAGAACCTATAGAAGTTCTCATTATAACTTTAGGTTTAAATGTTCCCTCTGTCATATGTTGCATTTTATCTAAATGGTTTACTAAAGCATCCATACATCTTAATATAAAATCAAATCGTGGAAAACAACAAATAGGAACTATACCATTCATTGCCATTCCTGTACACATACCCATTTGAACTTCTTCGAATACTGGTACTTCAATTCTCTTTTCAATGTCTATTGTTTTTAAAGTATTGTATATTGCATTACCACTATATGCAACTGATTGTCCGATGAAAGTGGTATCATCCTTTTCAGCTAACCACTCCATACTTCTTATTAATTCGTCTTTATACTTCATTAGAATAACACCCATGTTCCCGTACCATGATGTGGATAATCACTTTTATATTCATAGTAATATACATCTGCTGGTACTTGTTGTTTTCCACCCCAAGTTTCATCAACTGGAGTATTTGTAGAAAGATTATTATCTTCAACCACAAACTCTAAAGGTAATCCAAAGTTTCTGGCATATTTATATGTCTCATAAAACAATCCTGTTTCAAAAGTCATATCACCTACAAAACACCAAACCTTATTCTTTTCTTCTTTCATCGTGATTGACATAGCAGTTCCAAGAGCTATCGGTAATATTCCACCAACAATAGATGATGAATAGAATTTTGGTTTATCTGAATATACACTCATACTCTTACCACGAACAATCATATCCATAAGTGTATCTCTTGGAATACCATGCAGTAATGCATGATAATGATTTCTCCAACTACAAAATACCCAATCATCTTTATCAACATCTTTGAATATCTCTATAAGTTGTTCTTCATTATTAGAACTTAAATGTACAGGTGCTTTAATTTCTCCTGCTTCATATCGTTCTTTTACTTCTGTTTCAAAGTCTATTAAATATTGTTTATCTATTTTACCCATTTTTTTACTACCTGTTTTGCAAATTCTTTGTGTGCTTTATCTGAAGGGTGAGAATCCAATGGTGAACCATCTTCATAAGTTCTATCTCCTGTAATATATCTATCTTTAAATGGTAAATTATTATCTGACCATTCAGTTATTCCACCATATCCAGATATATATGGATGCTGAGTAGTTGATTGAAACCAAAAATTATCCCAATCAACCATTTCCCATAAAGTATATAATTCTTTAAAATTTGATTTTAAATAACTACCTAAATGTTTACTTGCTATATTTGTTTCTCTTTGATTCATATCAAAATCTTCGGTTACTGCTGAAGTTTGACCTGTAAAGATATTCCATCCTGAAAATATTTTATAATTAATCTTATGTAATTTTAAATACCATTGTAATCTTAATATTTGTTCAATTGTTTCTACAAATGAACTTTCTTTACTATTATAATATTTGTACCAATACTTCATAATAGAATCTTCACTATATGAATGTTTTATCCACAATTTATTAAGATTATGTTTTTTAACATTTTCCCATTGTATACCACCATCTTTTCTTTTAAACTGAGCATCTAATGTGGTTATGTAATGAATCAATAAATTTTTATCTGTTTCACTGCTAGCGTCATCTACATCTAATAATAATTCTTTTCTATCCATTGAAGTTAATTGTACAAAAACCTGTGGCTTTATTCCTTCTCTTAACAACTTATCAACTTTCCATATAACAGATCTTATAATATAACCATTACCAGCACCAGGAACTGCCATATTATGTACTTTAGAATTTGAAACTACATCTTCTAAATGTAATGGCCAAGGTTTATATGTATCATACTCAAGATTATCATAAGATACACCCTTAACTGTATAGTCAACACAATTTTTAGTTTCTGAAAAACTGCAGCCACTTGTTACTATATGTTTCATTTATCTCTCCAATTTAATATTGGATTATCTATTGGCCAATTTATTCCAATTCTTTCATCATTCCATTTTAAAGCATCTTGATCCATCCAATCAACATAATCTTTTGGATAAGATTGTGTGTAATGAAATAAACATTCATCACTTAAACACAAATGACCGTTTAAAAAATTAGGTGGTACTAAAACACTTGTATGATTTCTCTCTGATATAATAAAACTATCCCATTTTAAATAATTTTTAGATTCTGGTCTGTTATCAACTACTACTAAGTAAATTTCTCCCCAAACACAAGTAATATGCTTCCAAGTTACATTATCACCATGTAATCCACGAAGAACATTTTTTCTTGAACGAGTAAATTTAGAAATTTTTTCTTTTGGTGTATCGTATGTTGATTCCCAAAAAGTCCACATTTCACCACGATAATCAAACCAGGAATCTGGCTGAAAGATTTTAACTTCAGGAAATACTTCCGATTTTGTAACATTAGTTTTAAACATAAAAAAAGCCTCCAATTAATGAAGGCATCAACATTTGATGCCACCCATGTTTTATAGTCTTATATTGTAGAGGGTTTGGACTTTCAAGTTCTTTACTCGCGTTAGCTCTACCCGACTCATATATAAATATCATACTCATTAATAAAACATCATAATAACTTAGTGTACATTTTTAAAAAAGGATTTGGATTATAATACAATATTCGCTCCCAATTATGAAGTAATACGAGTTTCATACTTAAATACCACCTATGAATCTCATTATAATTCATATCACATAATCTTTTTATCTCATTCACTATCATCAACATTCGTTTTTCACAATCTTCTTCCTTATCATATGACTCATCAATCCAGGGAGAAAATGATTTAAACCCTAATTTTCTTAAATTATCTAATGAATTTGGTGGACCAATCCAAATAAACGGATGAAACTGACCAAGTGGTTTCCAAAACTTTTCATCAGGATGAAACCAGGGTGTATCAAAACTTGTAGAGGTAACTAAAGAAAAATAAGATTGATTATATATTGTAGGATCTATTCCTATCCAAGAAGATATATAACCATCAATCATCACTTCACTTGAAAGATCAACTGTCATTGGCGACATTTCTTTTACTTTTTCCCAATATGGCATAATTTCTTTTTTTAATTCAGAATATATTGGCGTTCTCCAATTTCTTGAACTTTCTTGCCAATTGCTCCCCTCTTCTGTATTTATCTTATCCATAGGTCCTAAACTAACCAATCCTTTATCTAACAAGTTTTCTTTCAATAAAAATGATATTAGTATAGTTCTATGCAACTTTGGTGATCTATTAAAACATAAAAAATAGTTATCTCTTATTTTATCATAATCAAGATTTTCTAATTTATTAATTCTACAATCATCTTTTGCATATCTATAATCATTTTGATAAACCGTAGATACGTGGTTATAATAATAATCTATACTAAAAATATTATCTGTTTGTTTTATATTTGGATTGTTAGTTACAAACATAAAATTGTTTTTAGAAATAGAATTATCATCTAAAAACTTATTCACATCTTCATAAAAAGTTTTATGGTGGTCTCCCTCTTGAATATAAGAGATACATAATATGGCGTTATCATTTTGAATATCTTTAAATACGTCTTTATTAATAAGTTCTGGCAAAAATTCGAATAAATCAGTATGTACACTTTGTGGTTCTACTACATAAACATATTTCTGACTTCTATCATTAGTTAATGTTATTTCAAATTTATTCTTATATTCTTTCCAATTTTCTTTACCCGTAGCTTTTGTTATCAAAAAACCAAAATGGCTAAATGTGAATCCTTTATCATTTGGCATACAATTTGGAATTAAATTTATTTCTTCTTGGTTGTCATTCCAAATTATATCTTCTGTTAAGCAATCGTAATATAATCTTAATTGTTTCATTTAACTACTTTATCATAAACCTTTAAAAATTCTGCACCACTATTCTCAAGATGTGTGTTATTCATAAAATGATTATAATTATGAATCAATATATCTGATTGTTCTCCATACCAATCTAATAATTTATTAATTGGCATATCACATAACCTTTGCATTTCTTTTAATAAAAATACACTTCTAACATCAGGATCAACTTGATTATCATAATCTTCATTTATCCAGGGAGAAAATGTCTTATATCCATTTTTTCTTAAAAACTCCATTGTTTGTGGATTAGCCCAAGCCAATATTGGATGAAAATTTAAAATAGCTTTATAAATCTTTTCTGAATAAAAAACCATATTTGTAGATAAACACCAAGTTTCATATATATAAGAAAAAATAGTATCTTTATATATTTTACTATCCCAATGATGAAATGAATCTAAAGTATCAAAAGTTTTTCTATCTACTACCAATGGAAGTTTCTTTAAAAAACTTTTAATGTTTTCAGAACTACGAACTTGCCACAAATATTTATTATTACCCAATGATGTAAGATCAGATCTTAATCTTGTTTTAAACTCATCTGTAGCAACGTTTAACAATGAACTATGTCTTAAATTTTTATTAAAATCATAATCATCTGAAGTTGCACAATCACTAAAAGTTACCTCACCTTCGTGTGCCATTTCAAGTTTTGTTCTATCTACATCTGGAAAGATACTCCACAAATCCCATCTTGACAATATACCTGAAACAGACCCTTTATCTAATAAATCAAAATAATTTAATGCCATATGATGAAACACTCTTGGCATCTTCCATCTTCTCATTAAACAAAGATAGTGTTTTAATTTATCTATATTATCTTTTTTATAATTGAAATTGTCTTCAAATGTATCTTCTAAATGTTCATAGTCGGAAGAAATGGCTCTCTCACACCAATCAAGTAAAATCCAATTAACAGGTGTTTTATTATTTTTTTCACACCACTTTTTATAATTTTCAGGATCTTTATGATTAGCACTTAAAAAAACAATATTTTCAATTGGAAATTTTTCTATTTCTGCTCTACTATGTAGTTGTTCTGCTATATGTGGGTGGTTTCCCATATCTATTGTACTCAATCTATCAGTTCCATCCATTGGAAATCCCTCAAAAGATAAATCAATAGTAACAAGTACTTTACCTTTTCTAATATATTCTTTTGTATGTTCTTTTATATTATGAAATAAAGTATTTCTTTCTGTATCACCACCACACCAATCTTTTGGTCCCCCATTAGTGGCTATTAAATAAATAAAAGATTCATCGTCTTTTATAAAATCTACAGTATCTTTATGTATTAATTCATTTCTTTCAGGTAAATGTCTCCATAAAATATTGACAAGATTGTGCCAAGCATTTGTCGGTTGATAATTTGAATCAAATAGTGGAAGTGTATCTGAATCATTTGGGTAAGTTCCATCAGGACTAAATCCTTGAAAATTCTTACTTATAATCTCTTTTATCTCTGGTTGTTGAGAATAATTATAATAATCCCAACCAAGTTTAATTTTCTTCATAATATTTTATATAACGTTACTATATCATCAACTGTCTTTTTTGAAGGATTTGATTTAACAAAATGCTTAAAATTAAACAATAATATATCTGATTGTTTTTCATACCAAGTTAAAAGTTCTTTCTTACTCATCTTACACAATTTATTCATTTCTAAAAACAGTGCTTCTGACCTCAAATCAAAATCTGCTAAATTATCATATCGTTCATCTATAAAAGGTGAGTGTGTTTTATATCCTAACTTTCTTAACTGTTTAAGTGATCCTGGATTTGAAACTAAAATTGTTGGATGAAAACACATTATATCCTTCCAAATTTTTTCTGTTAAATGTATAGTCTTATTACTTATAGCAAAAGTGTTATATGTATAAGAAAAGAAAGTGTCATTATAAAAACTTTCATCCCAATTAGTAAATCCACTAATAGGTGTTCCATCATCTTGTTTAAAAGATTTTAAATCAACATACAAAGGTAACTTCTCAAATAAATTCTTAATGTTATTTTTAGTTTTAACCTTTTTTAATGAAGTTTTCTTTCCAAATAAACTACATTGTAATATTACAGTTTCTATATATTCATCTAATAAATCATCTTCTATTAAACTAGTATTAAACTTATAATCTAACATTTCTTTTTTATTTTCAACTTTTCCTACCATATAAGGTGATGAAATCAATTTTTCTCTTGACAATATTAATGAAGTTAAACCTTTTTCATGCAATCCATAATAGTTTAATCCTAATGAATGAAATAATCTCCAATCTTTTACTAACTTACAAAGACATAAAAAACTTTTCATATTTTCTAAATTATCTTTTTTATAATTGAAAATCTTTTCAAATCTTTTTTCTGCCCAATCATCTAAAGTTATGTCTCCCAAATCTGCAATATCAGTTCCATAACCATTCCATGTATCTATAGTACTTAAATGATATTGATTTAATTTTGGAATTGGGTTTGGGGAACTATTTTTCATAATAAGTTCTGTCCAGGGTAACACCATTTGTTTAATTGATTTATACTTTTTAGCAATTTTATAATTTGAAGTTAAATAAACTATATTTTCTAATGGAAAATCTTCTTGTAATGCTTTTTTATAAACTTCTTCTCCTATATGTTCATAATAACCTACTTCTGAAACTGTCATTTCTTCTGTAGATTCCATTGGAAATCCTTCATCAGACATATCAACAACCAATAATACTTTACCTTTTTTAATATAATCTTTAGTGTGTTGTTTTATATTAAGAAATAATTTAGCTCTATCTTCTGACCAAGTAAATGGTCCAGATTTTGTTCCAATTACATAAATAAAGGGTATATCTTCTTTTATTAAATCACTTGTATCTCTGTCATGAATTTCATAATTTTGATTATAAAAATATCGTATTACAGAATATAAGTTATGCCAACCATTTGGAATATCATAACTGTCATCAAATAATGGCAACGTATCTGCATCATTTGGCCAAACATTTTTTGGTCTACAATCTGTAAACTTTTTTTCAATTATATTTTTAACTTCAGATTTTTGAGAATAGTTATAATAATCCCAACCAAAATATATATTAAGACTCATAAACAAAATACTCTAATTCAGGAATATAATTACTTATATGTTGTTTTCTATTCATATCCAATTTTTTTGTATAAATTTTAAATCTAGCAATAGCATCATATTGTTCTGTTTCAGGTAACTCATCTTTTAAAGTTACTAAATTACTTTTCAAAATACCTAACCATTGTTCTTCACCTACATCCCACTTAACATCTTTTTTACTATCAAGAAATTTATTTACTCTCTCTACAGCAATATCTTTTAAATCATCAGGTAATATTCTGCAATCATACCAAGAAGGATATGTTACCCAATTAGCAAATGGTATTCTCCAAAAACCTAAATCACCTAATGAATATACCCACTCTAACAACTTATCATAGTTTAAAACATTTAATACTTGAAATGTTGCATGAATCTGTAAGTCCATACTAAGATCTTTTTTCCATTTAGAAACTTTCTTTATATTCTTTTCTAACTTTGCCCACTTAGATGGGTATCTAATATAATCATCTACTTCTTTATAACCATCTATACTCACACCAAGATAAATGTGTCTAAATTCTTCCCACAAATCAAATAACTCATCTTTTACTGTTGTTAAATTTGTTGTATAAAATAATACTATATTTTGACTTATATCAAATTTAATACATTGTTTCAAAAAATCAATATGTTCTTGTATAATTAATGGTTCACCACCAAGAAAATTAACTTGCTTTAAATGCGTTAAATTAGTTGCAAAAAATTCATCACTTAAAAAATCTTCATTTACAGATACGGTAGATTCAGGTATATTTAATTCTTGATTTGGATAAAGTAATTTAGATTCTTTTTCCCATATATGTGAATTATCTACATTACACATTCTACATATTAAATTACACTTATTACCAAGAGTAAAATCTAAAAAAGTAACATATGGATCATCAATGTAACCATCTGAATTTACAGACTCTAGCATTATATCTTTATAAAACCCACTTGCTAAAGTATTATTCCAAATAGTTCTATAACTCTCTGCTCCATTATCTTCTGTTTGCCAACATCTAATACAACCAGGATCTTGTTTATTTGCTAATATATTTTTTCTAATTCTCATATGAACATCACTCGCAAAAGCTTTTTTCATACTAAAATCTTCGTCTGTAACTAATATTGGTTTCCCATTCTCATCTTTTGGTATTTCATAATTATTACAACATACCCTAACTCGACCTCTTTGATCAAAACTTAAAGAAGTGAAAAGATGTGAACAAAAATATTTTAAATCTTCCATTAATGTTTTCCTGTCATAAAAGTTCTTTTTAAATTAAGTTTATATTTTTCTATATCTAATGCATCAAGATAATTTGGTACTCCATATTTTTTCCGAAAATAATCTTCGTCTTCATACTTATCATTCATATTTCCAACATCGTGATACTTATCATGAAAACTAATATCATAAAAAGTTACCATAGTACCATCCTTATTAATTTTTAAATGATCACCTATATGTAAAGGTTCTTCATCTTCATGAAATCTTCTCGCTATTTGTTTTTTTCTTTTTTTCCACATTTCTTTATCACTATGTTTTAATTCTATAGGTAATTGTATATGAATAGTTCTTTTTGCTCTTTTATCTATTGTCAATTTATTATCTATTGATAATCTATAACTACCATCCATTTCTGATTGAAATTTAAATTTACTAATCATTCTAGCACCATCTATATTTCGTTCACTATAATCTTCATCAAACTCCACTTCAATATCAAATGGTCCGGCTATCTGATACATTAGCCAACACCAAACTCTTATTTCGTTTCTTGTTTGTATTTTTATAGTATCTTCAATACTAACTGAAGCATCGTATTCTCCTGTATCAGCTTTATTAGCAAATTCTAAATATGGTACATTATAATTTAAGTTTCTAATCTTAAATTGTTCTCTATTTCCATGCCAATTATGTCTCTGTTGCCAAAATGTTCCATTTGCTCTTTGATCCCATTCTTGATACTGTTCTTTATTAAACATTGATTTAGGATCTTTAAATTTTATGTGTTTAATATTCTCTCTTACAGTCCAAAATCCCGAATAGTAAATTTTCCATATTTCTAAAAACATATGACATAACTTCACTCTTAAAAATCTATTAACATAAGTATTTTTTACATCATTACTAACCCAATCATAAAATATATTTCCTAATGGTGAAATATTAAATACGTCTCTATATTGATCAAGTGCTGTACCTGGAGTTACTCCTGCAGGAAACTGATTTGCTGCTACTACGGGTATATAATGTTTATTCTTATATAAAAAATGTAAACTCATTATCCAATCAATATGATTTTCTTTTGGATAGCCAGAAATCCAATTAGCATCCATACGTATTCCATGTCTCCAACAAGCTTTCCACAATTGTTCGATTCCCTCAACTGTTTGTCTTTTCTCTATAACCTCAAGTATTTTAGGCGTTCCACTTTCCACTCCAATAGATAACCATTTAAATCCTGCTTTAGCAGCCTTTCTCATCAATTTACTATCCATTTCTTTATGAGTTCTAGCATATCCACCAAGACTTAATTCTTTCAATTTTGGATCTTTTACAACCTCTTCTGCTAATTCATTTACTAATATTTTAAATTGTGGCATTGAACCATTAATAAGAGAATCAACAAATGAAAAATGAGTAATTCCATATTTTCTTGTTTGTTCTAAAATTTCTTCTTTAATCTTTCTACCTTTCTTAAATCTAAAAATTCTTGTCTCTGAACAAAATGTGCATTTATAGGTACAACCTCTTGAACCTTGTAATGGTAAATGTGCATGTCCTGAATAGTGATGTTTAGCGTAAATTTCCAAATCTACACCATCCCAAATAGGCGTTGGTATTATATCTAACTCTTTTTGTGGTATTCTCATACCTGTAAATTTATGTCTATCTTTAGAAGTTGAACCAAATGTCCATATTCCTTGTACAGTTTCATAACTAATACCTTTCTCATAACAATCTACCAAATCATTAATAACAATTTCTCCTTCATTATCACATGATAATTTTATCCAATACCTATCGGGTTCACCATCGGGTGATGATATACAAAGTCCACCTTTAGGTGCATTCCAACAATATGGTCCACCATAAAAAATATGAAGTTTTGGATTAGCCTTATATAATCTTTCAGCAAAATAATCAGTAACAACTATATTAGAAAAATATGTTGTAAAAGTAACTATATCATAATCTTTAAGTTCATCTATCAAACTATCCCAATATTCTTTATAAGTAGGAAGAATTTTATCATTGAATGAATGGTCATTAGTCCAAAAGAAGTGACCCGTAGGTGCCCATAATTCTTCTCTAGCTTCTTCATCTACATATTCAGCAGATAGTAAGTTAATATGAAATTGTTTCGCAACCCTATCTCTTGTTTTTAAAGCACCAGCTAACAAACCAAGACTAAGTGGTGGTGTCTCTAAAGACCAAGCTGGCAACATACAAACTGCTATCTTAGGTTGCATTTATATTTTCCTTTTTAATAATCTTATAATCTCCTACATCTTTATAAACTTTTGGATTTATTTTTGGTATTATTACATCTGTACCACAAGTACAATGATTCTTTGGACAAATAACAGGATTTCCTAAATTTTCTAAATCTTCTTGTTTCCATGTGTTTATATTAGTAAATATATCACTAACACCACAACTACCAGCGCTAACATCACCCCTTGTATTTATAAAAATAGCATCATTTAAAAAACAAGTCCATCCTTGAAAGTTAGTTAACTTCTCTGCTGATAATCTATTAGAGTTTACAGGTCTAATTTTACCATCACTCCAAACCTCTAAACTATAAGCAGGTTTAAACTTTCGTCTTTCATTTACTTTTCCCCATTTTCTCATATAACCATCCGTCTTTTTGAAAAAATCATTTTTCCATTCTTCGTCATAATCCCACATTTCTGCATCTACTGATAAATCTTTAAGTAGTGGGACCCATTCTACAACACAATTATCCATGTCGCTATACATCTTTCTACCAATATCAATACACTCTTGAAACCTACTTTCTTCCATCATAATTCTCAATGCTAAATAATTTACTCTATCTTGTAAAAACTTAGCATTCTTAATATACTTATTGTATTTAATATATTCAATATGATAACTAGCTACAACATCTTGAAAGTAATAATAATTATCTAACCACCAACTCAAAGGATTGCTTAAATTTGTATTTATAGCTAATAATGGTTTATCACATTTTTTATGTAAAAATTTTGCTATTGGTATTAATGATTTCCAATATGTTGGTTCTCCTCCCGAAAAAAAGAATTTAAAAGACTCATAACCAAATGATTGATATTTTGATATCAAAGAATCTAAAAACTCTATGTACTTATCTGTATCTTTATTTAAATTGTTACCACCCCAATTACCCTCATTACAATAAGAACATCTAAAATTACACCAATCATTTACTTGCCAAGTTACATTTATATACTTATTTTCACCTGGTAATATTTTTAATAACTCAGTCATCTATCCACCAATTAGGTGTTACTATTTTTTTATCAAGACTGTTTTCATATTCTTCTCTCAATTCTTCAAATTGAATAAAAGTTTTAAAAAAATCTGTATCTCTACACCTATCCATAAAATTTGTATATTGATAAAACATATATCTTTGATTTACTTCTGTTTGTTCTACACCTTGACAATATTTTCCATAACTACCGTGCGCTTCCCAATCACTTTCTAAATAAGAAATAATTCTATTAGCTGCACCATGTAAGTCTAAGTATTTATTATCATATGTTGAATAATCATAAAATTCTCTATATAATTCCATAGCTTTATCTCTTAAAGACCAGGGAATTATATTTGATCTTAAATGTAATGGTTGATCTATTAATATAGGCCAAAAAGATACATGCCTTTTTAAACTCAAAGAGTCTAACCATTTCATTAATTTATATGTTTCAAACATATTATAAATCTGAAATACATTATATATCTGAATTCTTACTTTATCTGGTAATTCTACCAACCTTTTAAAATTTGTTTCTATATCTTCCCAAGCTGAACCATATCTTATATACTCTTGTGATTCTTTATAACCATCAATACTAACCTGAACTTCACTCTTATCAAAGAAAGATAGTTTCTCATATAAATTTATATTCCAAGTCGTAAGATTAGTAGTGAATGATACATGACATTCTTTATTACCTATTTCAATTAAATGATTTATCATATCATCATTTGCTTTTATAATACTTGGTTCTCCACCTGTTACATATAATCTTTTTAATGTAGGTGCTACTTTTTTAAAGTTGTCTAAAAACTGCGGATTTTCATGCCACATCATATTGATTTTGGATATGTTATACTCGGCTGGATACCACATATCATATAACCATACTGGCATTTTTGATCCATACTTTTTTACTATGTCTAATCGTTCAGCGTTAATTCTACTACTACTATATCCCCAACACATTGTACACTTTAAATTACAATGATTTCCTAATCTAAGTTCTAAACTATTAAGTGTATCTTTAATAAATCCATCATCATCCATCATCTTAATATTATTTTCTATAACCTCTTTCATATGCGAATAAATACCATCTTCTTCCATATAACTTTTAATACTATCTAATCTTGTACTTGTTGGTGCTTCATGACCACCATATGTTTTTTCTAAATTTTCTACATTCCAACACACGTTACATTCTTGTATTTGCTCTCCATTCAAAAGTTTCTTTCTGATATCTCTCATATGCTTTGAATTCCAAACCTCATCTATATTATCAGTAGCGACATTAAATGTAGAACCATCATCTTTCTTTAAATGTAAGTTTTCATTTTGAGCACAACATATCTTCATAGAACCATCAGTATTATTATTGAGATTCATAAAAGGAAAAGGACAAAATGTTTTAGATTTAATATTCAAGATTGAACTCCACCACATCACCATTATTTAATGATTCGTCTTTTAATACTTTATTAAGTTGTTTAGCAAATGATTCGTGAACTTGAGGTGCCATATGTAATAATCTAATATCTTTTGTAAAATTAAAATCTAATAACTTCGAAAATTCTAAAAGTTCTGGTTTTATATTTATTCCTTGTTCAAATATATGAGGATAAAAATCAAAATGTATATTGTTCTTGTTTAAAATATTCACTTCATGGCCCGATCCGTCATCTGAAATATAATCTGATTCTTTAAAAGAATATAAATGAATAATTTTTTTATCTGAATAATTTTTTTGTAAAAATCTATCAAACCATTGTAATAAAGCAATTCCTTTTAAAAAAATATAATCATTCGAATCTTTTTTTATATCCATTTCTCTGTGTAAGGTGGACCAAGCAAAGAAACAAATATCAAAATCTTTATCATAATCTAAAAAATTCATTATTGTGCTCCAAGGACCAATACCACCTACACCTCGTGAATCAAGTATTAAATCATTTTCTTGACAAACATAATCTAACCAGGTCAATGGTTCTATATGAACAGATTGTTCCACAAAACTATCTCCAAATGTAACTAACTTATTCATAAACATCCTCAAACATTCCTTTTAATCCCTTTGGATTAATAGATATTATTTTTACATCTTTAAAATTTATATCAACAAACTCTTTAAATTCTTTCCAAAATGAAATAGTTCCTTCTGTTTTATTTTTTATATCATGATCCCATCGTTTATTTGGTTCTAAATAAGAAGCACCATATCCACAATCACATCCAACCAAATATATTTCTTTAACTCCTGTATAAAGTAAAAATTGTAATGCAGGAAAAACAATTCTTCTATCATATAATGGATTAGTATTTATATCAATTTGAAATGCTGATACTCCTCTTTCCGTATGACATTCGAAAGAAATTGCACCTAACATTTGAATTTCTTCATTTGTAAAAAGTTCATCATTAGCTTTATCTACCCACGTTGGTTTATTTTGTATATCATACACTATTTTATTTAATAGAAAAATTTCCATTTCATCTTTTCTTTTATCCAACTGATTAAATATTGGTGATTTAATTTCTAAATCATGATGTGGATGATTCCAACTTTCTCTCCTTACATTTTGTCCACCAAAAAAATAATCTAATTTTAAATCTTCTTTATAAATTACAGAATTAACCCCTACTCTAACCCAATCCTTAGAAGAATCAAAGTTATATAATTCTAAGGTTGGACCACTTGCAAATAAAATAGCAGTTTTATCCTTGTGTTTATTCTTATAAAATATAAATTCTCTATTCATAATCTTTTAAAAACTTTAATTCAGTACAAACATCAAATAAAGATTCTTCTCTTGTTTTATCTAATGCTTTATTTCTATTAATAAAATTAGATATACTATCTTCATAATTACCTTGTTCTAAAAAATCTAATATAGACATAAATCCATTTTTAGCAACACCTTCACCAAAATTATCATCAATCCATTTTATATGTTCATTATACTTGTCTATAAATTTCTTTCTTTCTTCTTTTGGTATAATTTGTATTCTATAATCTTCTGGATGTGTTAATATATTTACTCTTATATTATTTGGTTCTAAAAGTTCTTTATCTACCCAATCCTTATGAAAGTCTGGTAGATGATACACATTCATAATACTAACTGTAGGTGTTATTTCAAAATATACATCAGGACATTCTTTTATCATTTGTCTACGATTGTCTTCTATAACATTCCATTCCATTCCTGCCCTAATCAACTCACCTCTTTTACCCATAGCATCAATACTTGCAGCTATTCTAACATCATTAAAAGAATTCCAATACTCTAATATACTTTTTTTCTTAAAATAAAGATTACTAAAATTTGTTGTATATCTTAATCTAACATCTTTCATGTTATTTTCAATCCAAAAGTCTAATATCTTATAATGTTCTTCTGTAATAATTGGTTCTCCGCCTGCCCAACACGCTTCCTCTACCGTAAATAATAATGGTTGTAAATCTTTCCAAAACCTTTCATTATTTGCTATATTCATTATCTTAGGCCATTGTGGTTTTTCCCCATAAAGTTTAATATGATCTTCATGCCAAGCACTACTCAACTCTGGACCACAAGTTCTACATCTGAAATTACATATATTAGAAACTCTAATATCCATATATCCCATATTTACTTCTTCTACCGTACCATCATCTTGTGTTGTCTCTACTCTATCCCAATGCTTATCATATGTCTGATTTACCATTTTTCGTAAAGTCCACACATTGGATTTCTCCATTTCATAACATCTATTACATTCTAAACTTTCTTTTTCATTTAACATATTTAAACGAAGTTGTTTATACTTTTCATCATTCCAAATCTCTGCTAAACTATTATCATTTAAATTACCATATTCAACTGTACTATCCGACATACAACAAGGAAATGCTTTACCACTTGGCCACACGTGTGTATGTATCCAGGGCATCATACAAAAAACCTTAGATCCTTTTAACTTTTTATATTTTTCTCTAATACTCATTTATTTGTATATAAAAGGATCTCTTTTTTTAAGTTCTTTAATTTTTTTACGATATCTTATTTCTAATTTTATTTTAGTAATCAATCGTTTAATTCGTTTTATCATTTTTTCTCCTTCTCTCTAATAATCTCATTCTTTTTTCAGCTAACCTAGAACTTCTAGCAGTATTAATTATTTCACTCTTGCAAGAATTAAAAAACTCTGTGTATTCGGGAAAAGATTTTAAAAAATTTGTTCCCCTTCTATTATCGTGTTCCTTAAAAAAATTATAAAAATCACTTCTTCCTTTCTTAATATATTCCTCAACGGTTGGATATGGTCTATGTTCTATCTCTGAACTTTTAAAATAATCTACAACCCTTCTAAATTTTTCAACTTCTATAGTTCTAAATTTTGTATTGTCCTCATCATCTTGATTGTCAATCATAAACTTTAAATGATCATCCATATAATGTGTAAACTCTTCTTTAGGTAAAATATTCATATCATAATGTGGCGGTTCTTTTAAATATGGTGTATCTATTTGAATTCTCTGTAAAGGTATAGGTTGATTAACATTTCCTTTTTCTCTAGCTGCTTTAGTATTATATTTTTCTCTCCACACTAATATTTGTTCTAATAAAGAATCAAAGTTAGAAACACATAAGTTATTAAATGTTATCATTAAAGATAATTTTGAATTATCAATTTCAGTTAAATACTTATTAAAATTTCTTTCAAATAAATCTAAATCTAAACCATACCTCATATATTCAGCTTTAGGTTTATCCCAGCTATCTATAGAAGTAAATAACTTGAACTCTCTAACTTTCTTTTCTTCTATAATTGGTTTTAACTTCTCTACAAATTTATCAAAAAGTTTTGGATTTGCACCAAGATTAGAATTTATATTCAATTCAAGATTTGGCATAGGGTTTTTATTAATCTCATCTAATAATCTATAAGTACTACCATGAATTGTTGGTTCACCACCTGTAATTCTCAATATATTTAATGTCTTAGAAACTTCTGGCCACCATTTCCACCAAGCCTTTACATATGGATTATCTTCATCATTTTTATATAACCTATCTTCAAACCACTCAACATCATATTTGCCTGTATAATTTTTGTAATAAGAACCATATTCTTTAATTTCATCATAAAATCTTGAACTATATCTTGGATGACAATAACCACATTTAAAATTACATTGATTACCAAAAGAAAGTTCGATATATTCAGGATTAACATTCATATCCCAGGGATTATTTATAATATCATCTAATCTACTCTTATCTCCCTCATATATAGAAAGAGTTCTTTGTTTCCTATCACTTATATAATCTTCACCTAATGCTTCTACATTCCAACAATAAGTACATCCTTCAGGTTTCTTACCCTCTAACATCTGCTTTCTTTCAAACTTCTTCATACTTGTATTATGTAATGCTGAAGGATTGTTTTTTAACTCTTCTAAAGAAATTGCGTGTGGTTGTGGGTGATAACAACTATGAGTTTCACCTAAATGTAGATAGATAGTAACATGGTGCCATTTAGCAAGACAAAATGTTGGTGAAGTCTTTGCCTCTATTTGAGGTAAAACTTTCTTTATTCTTTCATGTTCGTAATTACTCATTAGAACTTTACATTAACCATTTTATGATAATTATAACAATCTTCTATACTAACTAATTCATATTCCATATTTTTTACTCCATACTCATCTGTATCTATATCTATTTTTTTCTGTTGCATCTTTAACTTATATATTCTTTCATTTCTAGGTGTAGTATCACTCACAAAATTTCCTTTAACAATACCTTCATCTTCATGAAATAAACATTCAAATTTACTAAACCTTCTATGTGGTACAACTGTAAATGGTATTTTATCAACAACTTCCTTTTTTATCTTACAACCATTCATAATTCCATTATTATCATTACCACTCTTATCAATAACTATATTATCTATAACTTCATCAAAGTCATAATGTAAAACTACTTTATCTCTATTATTTTTTATTTTAATATGTGCTATATCTCCCATAAAATTTTGTTGTTTTGCATTATTACTATTTGCTTTACCAAGATAAATCGGAGACCCACCATATCTTTTAAGTGGCATATTATATACTAATGGTGATTCTGTTCCTGTTCCATGTCGTGCATCTGTTTCTTCTCCATTAATTAACAATCTAATTTCTCTTTTAACATCATCAACTTTTACATTAACTAATGTCCATTCATTCGGATATCTTTTAGCCCAATTATATAATAAATCATTTTTCCAAGTCCAAATCATACTTGATATAGCTTTTGAATTATTATAACTTATACTATAATCCCAACCATATCTAATAAAAATAGGATATTCAATATATTTTTTATTTTCATCTCCTATCAAATATTGTTTTTCAGCAAATTGATGTGGTCTTACTAATAACTCAATTTCATGACTTCTACTACCAATACTATGAAGCGTTCTAGAAGAAGGTATTTGTATAAAATCTGATTCACCATTTAGTGTACAAATATTTGTTTCACCTGGTCCTTCTAAATATCTATCATTTGTCATTCCTTTTAAATGGCATCTCCAAAATAAATCATCGTCTTCCATTCCCCAACCCCAATAATTGGTATGATATCCGTTAACTGCCTCAAATTGTTCTATAGTAAACAACACCACACCACCAAAATATTCTACATCTCTAAGATTATAATCCCATTGTGAAAGATAAGTTGCTATATGAATTGGATTATCTTCAGGATAACTATAATCTGCACCATCTTCAGGTAACATATCAACATCGTGCATTGCTATATAATCACAACCCTCTTCTTTGGCTGCTAAAAATGCGGCATTCTTTGTACCACTACGATTAAATAACTTATCATCTACTTGATGACCAATAAACATTTTATGTTTTATATTCCTTTCGTCAAGAAACTTAGTAAGATAAGGAACTAATGTATCTAAATGTTTTTTTCTTACACCATCTCCGTTATCTCTATAAGGAATACATACTCCTAAGTAATGTTCTTTCATTTTAATATATCCGTAAAGGGTTTTTGTGTTAATTTCATATTAAATAAAGTTTTCTGATTATGGACAAGTTTTTCATATACAGAATCACGCAACTTTTGTAATTCTTTCATATCCATTTTACACAATCTTAAAATTTCATTTTCTATATGAGACACTCTATCTAAACTACTATCCATTTCATCATATGATTCATCAAACATTTCTGGAAAAGTTTCAAATCCCCACTCTCTCATCTTCTTTAATATTCCACACCCAAGTGGCGATAAAATCATAAATGGGTGTCCATGATATATAGGTTTTACCCACTTTTCTGATAACATTGTTCCACTTAAACATTCTGGTACTATAGAAAAATAAGAATCTTCATAATAGTATTCTAACTTATCTGTTAATGGTCCTGACCTACCATGCAAAATATTTTCTCTGGGCGTTAAGGAATTTCCAGTATCTATATCATGATAACTATTTTCTAAAATTACATCTTCTGCAACATAAGATATATGACCACTTTCTTGTAATAAATTTGCTATTTCTTTGTTCTCTTTCTTATGTTTTGTTTTATGAACTGCATAGTTAAAAGCATCCTCAGAAAAATAATTTGTTTTTGAATCAACAACTTTCCCCCATTTTGTAGATAATTTTCTGGATTTAATTAGTTCAACCATTGTATTTAAAATATCAACATTAACACCATTTTGAAAATATTTCCAAAAAAAACTTCTTTCATTTGTACCTCTTCCCATAAGACATATAAATTTCTTATTTGGTTTTAATCTACGTTTCGGTTTATAAATGTGTTTTTGAAAATCAATAACAGGAATATATTTACCCGATTCAAGTGTAGTACGACCAAATCTAGTACTTGAATGTTCATTATATAAACTTCTTGCCATTTTTTCATAAAAATCCGCTGACAATCTATTTACATAACAAGGATAACTTACAATATTAAGTTTTGTTTCATATTTTTTTATTTTTTCAAACCAATTATCATAATCAGATTTAGCATTAATATCATTAGTAATTATTAATATTTTTTCTACAGGAATTTCTGT